CCCCCCTGAACTTACTGATATATCATAATCCTCATTATTATAGGATATGTTGTTTTTAAGTGTTCTTGTTTGTTCGAGGCTATCAGAGCTATCGGTATTCCATAGCTTTATCCCATATGTTGTATATCCAAACCCATCATACCAACCATTGTGGTAAATAGTATTATTGAATATATAGCTGCTATTTGCTGCTGTTTCGTTGTCATTGAAGTTTATTCCAGCATACCTATTATATGCAATAATAGAGTTAGTAATTTTCCTTCTTAATTCTATTGAGGGATCAAGATATACAAAGCCTATCTTAAACCCGTTACCCATAGCATACAGAGAACCATTATTAAATGACCAGCAACTATCAACCTCTACGTATCCCTGGTCAAAGAAAACAAAGCCGTTATCAGAACAATTCCATGCTCTGCATCCTTTAAAGTATGTACTACTTAATTCATCGTCATCCTCAATAGTCGAAAACCCTGAACCCCTTTCTCCAGGCGTATAACTATACGGATCAATACAATTATAGGCGTCACAATTTATTACCTGAACATTTCTTGGTGTGCTTAACCGAAACGCTATACCCTGTATATTATATATAACACATTCCTCAAATATCACATCCTGCCCTCCTGTTAAAAACGCAAAGCACTGCACCGGCGTTCCGCCTATACCTCCCTCAACTTGATTAACATTTCTTATGTGCAGTCCTTTAAACCAACAATAATCAGCAGCAGGCTCTCTTATCCCATAATGACCTGTAACTTCAGGCACAATATTTCCACAGTCTAATATAGGTGTCTGCTCCGGATAAGCCCAATAATGCACATAATTGCCTTCTGTGCCTATTTGTGTTATTTCATAACCTGTTCCACCACTTGACCTGTTGGGATAATACCAGGCACTTTCTCCCTCCTCTAAATCTTTATAATAGATACCGCCCATAAAGTAAATAGTATCACCAGGGTCTATCGCCAAATGATTAAATGCTTTCCCCCATGTAGCCCATGCACCGGTAGAAGATGAATCTGTACCTGCATTAGAATCGTTACCTCTGGGCGACACATACCACGTATCCTGTCCATAAATGTTTATGCCAAGAGTTAATATAAATAATATCACTAAGTATTTTCTCATATTAATAAATTGAAAATTCACTATTTAACCATGTTCTTATTGATGCCTGATCCCCGCTGCTATCAGCACCTTCTCTTACTATAACATAGAAATATGCCACATCGGAGTAATAACCAAGTGCCGCCCTGCTACCAAGCCTTATGCCGCTCATGTTCTCTGCCCCCACATCAAGACCCGTCTCTTCACTATCATTGTCTATCCTAAAGGTACTGGATGCCCCGTTGAACACTGCTGTCATCAAGTGCAACTGATCATAAACCATTGTTGCCGTTATGCCCGCCGTTGTGCCTGCATTAAGGTAAAGTTCAGTCGAATCTGACGACTGTGCCAAGCGAGGGTCTAAATTAGCATCCGATGAGCTAAAAAAAGCACCATATTGTTCATGGGTGTGTGCCCTGAGAACAAGATACACCGTAATGGGTTGGTCAAGGGTGTCTATGCCCGAATCATAATATATGTAATTATCAACACCATCAAAAAACACACTATCGCCTGAATGTCTTGGCATGTCTGTTAATGTTGATTGCTCTAAATGCCTATCGTTTCCAGACTTGTCATTCCATTGGTTTATTGTGTCATTCGTTTCATAGGTCATATAAGTAGCTATAGCCTCAAATTCTGCATAGGTATTCCCATCATCCATACACGCTGGTCTGCCACTCGAAACATAATGAGCCGAATTGACAATAAGCCCACCACTAACTTGCCCAAAGCAAATTATCGGCAGCAATAAAAGTAATATGCCAAAATATAGTTTTTTCATTCTAAGTGTCCAAATATGTTAATAATTAACTGTCGTGGTTTGGCTGTCGCCTCTTTGATGGTAGCCCAAAACCATTTACCAGCAGCAACAGTCCCATTTGTCATACCTGTTGAGGAATCTCCCGAAGTAGTGCTTGTCACCGTAAGGTCACTTGTTAATACCTCAGTAGCCCCTGCATCTCTGTAATTGTCATCATAGTACAGGTTAATATCAACATCAGGCGAGCTGCCCTGAACAACAGCAGTAACAGAATCAATGACAAGACTGTAACCCCCGCCTATCTGAGTGCCAAATAAAACACTATCTACATTGAAAAACAGAGTGTCATTGACATTGTTATATCCTATCGTATAAGAGTACATCGGTCTTACATCATCAATAAGCAGGGGCTCATCTGTTGACCTTGCTGAATAAGGAACATAAGGATTTAAGGTATCAGCACCATCGTAGAAATAAAGGTTGCTGCTAACATCAGAGGTGATACTGTCAAGCTCAACCATATCGCCTCCTGTTACCCCTACATTTAGCTTTGCAACGGTTAGGTCTGCTATTGACGTGTTACCCGTATGGCTCTCATTAGATATGTCTGCCTTTGCGTTTATCTGCGTCTGCACATCTGTACCCGATATTGTCTTTAATAGCTCTGCATCACCCTCGGTAATCACATCATCACCTATTGTTATCTGTGTGGTGAAGGTAGGAGATGAAAACATTGTAGCTTTACTTTCGTTAGTAACATTATTAAGAGATAGATCAGTCTTTAGCTCTGCTGCAGAGCGTGCAGTAATAGTATTATCTGCGTTAAACCTTGGAAAAGTAACTGCCGAAGGATTAGTTAAGGTAAATATATTCTGTCCTATTGTTGTACCACCGAGACTTGTTCGTCCTGTAGCTGCCACTAAACCAGTAGCACCACCATCCCATTTAAGTCGGTCTGTATATGCAGTATTCCAGTTAGTAGAATTATCTGATACAATGGAATAACTTCCTGCACCTGTACGAGACAATAATCCATTCGATCCAAAATCACCGTCTTCTAAATATCCTTGAGTACTGTGGTCTCCCCAACCATAGGCTGTATTCCAGTTAGCTGAGTTATTAGCAATAGAAGAACCCCAAGCAGCTCCTGTTGAAAGAGCTATACCTGCATCTGGATATGTCATACTACCGCCACCTCCTGTACCAGCCAGTCTAACACCTTGAGAATAGAAATAAATAGTATCATTACTTATTATAGCACTATCTATTTTTTGTATATTACTACCAGATACGGAATCACCTATCTGTATTCCACTGATAGCATTTATTCTATATTTAAAAACATTCTGACTGAAAGCAGCAGATGCTATAAATAAAAATCCTATAATTATTAGTATTAATTTCTTCATATTAACTTGGTTTCTTAAATGATGTTAATGTCTCCCAGTCAGTATCTTCGTCACCATCCCAGCCTGTATCTGTTAGTTTAATATCTAAATACAGTGTATTATCAGCAAACCTAAATCTAAACTCATTATCGCCGTCTACAAACTTAATATTCTTTAGTTCTAACGTATCTTCGTCAGAGAATTTAGTATTTATAAAATCAGCTAAAGCACTAGCCCATCCTCTTATGAAAGGCCGACCTGCTGTATAATAATACCTACGAAAAGTTAAGTCTGGAATTATTCTAAATATTCCCATGGTTATACTGATTGTTTTTAATTATCTTGATAACTACCTATAATATGCACATAAATATCACTTTGATCCCCATGTATAGCATATATATCACTAAGTTTATTATGTTCTATTGTTACTTCTTCACCAGCAGCTAATACATAACCATCGCTGGCAGTAATAGCAGATGTACCCACAGTAACAGAGGCAGCATTATCTGCATGTGCTTTAATAGTTATCCATCCTGATTTATTTACATTATATACTTGTGTAATTGTAGTACCTACAGTTACTGTATCTGCAAAGAAAACAGTTGGATAAGATGTATTTCTAGCTATTCGTTGACTTGAATCTGGTATATTTCCCATTGTATTATATTTTAATGTCTTTTGTCAATAATCTTATCATCTTCATCTTCGGTTACATCAGGTAACTTAGGATCAACTTTTATACTTTTAAACTTTTTAGTTAAAAGAAACCCTAAAGCTACTAATATACCTACTATTCCTAAAAAAATTAATATATATTTCATAATATGTTGTTTTATTCTACGTGTATTTGTTGTGTTAAGGTAATATCTACTTGTGTGGCTTCGCCAGCATCGTCTGTTATACGTATAGTCATACTTCTAAGTGATCCTGTAGTATTATTTTCACGTGCTTCGACTCTAAAAGAATAATCTCCTGTATCACCTGTAGTAGAAAGTATTCCCCAACCTGTACCATCACTAGTATCTACCTTTGCTATAGAAGTATCCATATCATCAGGACTTACATCTATAGCACAATAATCGCTATAATCACCGCTATCTCCTCCGAGAAGCAGTTCGTTAGTATCTGTTGATATAACAGGTTCTACTTCAGTATTATGTAATAAACTATGATGTATCATTATAAAGGACTTACTGCTGTTGAACGTGTTGACCATAAATATCTTGTTGTTCCGCCATCATCCCACCTAAGAACAGTAGCTAGAATTACCGCTGTTGATGTGTAGGCTATAGTTGATGGGTCTGAATTAGCTGGTAATGTGAGTGTACCATTGGTATCACTCTTTATTATCAGCACACCACTATCGCCGTCTACCATGTGGGATATACTAAGTGTGCCTGTTGCCTGTGAGGTGGGAGCCCATGTGAAGTTATGTGAAGTATCAAAATCCCAAGAAGGATTAGCATCATTATCTGTTGTTATCCATGCTACATCACCTTCATCATATACTTCCTTACTGTCTACTGTCATTGTACCAACAACATTAAAAACTCCACCACTATAAGTTAGGTTACTTTCTCCTTCTACTTCACTAGCACTTGTCCATACAGCTAACTCATTATTAGAAGGACTACCCGCTACACTAGCATAGCCTGTATGCGTATGTCCTGGATTTGAGCCCGATGTTACATTAGCTCCTGTAACTGTTGTAGCAGCTAACGTACCAGTAATCTGCAACGTTGCACCATCCCAGTTAAGTGAACTGGCTCCTTCAACTGCACTACTACTAGTCCAAACAGCAAGATAATTATTTTGTGGTGTTCCGCTTATAGTTGGTACACCATCTACTGCAAAAGTAATAGTATTACTTGAACGAGATACGCTCATACCAGAACCTTCAGAAAAAACTATTGTTTCTCCATCATTTATAGTAGTAGCTGCTTCATTATCAGTATCAATATTAAATGATCCCATTGCATTACTGATAGATAGTGGTACTGAAGTTATATTGTCCCAATGTACCTGGCCACCACTACCGCTTGTATTAAGTTCAGTTTCTGTATAATATCTGGCATCAAAACCAGTATAAGAAGATAAATTACTTATAGCTGATGTTGTATGTGTATGTCCAGGATTACTTCCTGTAGTAACATTAGCACCTGTAACAGTTGTTCCTGCTATAGTACCAGTTACCTGTAAAGTACTACCATCCCAAGTAAGATTAGCATCGCCACCAATAGAATCACCGCCTAATGTACTCCAAAAAGCTAATTGGTTCTGTACTGGTGTTCCATCTATGGCAGGCACATCATCTATTGCAAAAGTAAGAATATCCTGTCCTGCATCTACTCCTGTAGTAGGAGTAATAGTAATATTACTTCCACCTACGAAATCTACATAGTCAGTGCCTGAAGAAGCACCAACAGTTCCTTTATCTACACCATCAACCTTAAGGTTCCATCCACCATAGTAATCTTTTGTATTAAAAGTAGACCAATCGGCTGATGTCAAATAACCACTCTGTACAGCACTAGCTGATTGAGTAGCTATAGTATGTTGTCCTGATGTTAAGTGATAATACTGACCAGCACTACCACCTTGCTTAGATGTTGTATCATTGTGTGCTATTACGCTGCCTATAAATATCCAATTACTACCGTCGAATGTATGCCATCCTACGTCATTAGTAGGAGTAATAGAGTTTTCTTCTACATTAAGAGTATCACCATCGCTAGGTGTAGTTTCATCCCAAGTACTACCTGTTGAATCCCATTCATATATACGATTAGCTACCATAGCCTGTGCCGTTACTGAACTATTACCAGTAGCAGTATTTATATATCTATCTCCATCATCAGGAGCAGCGGGTTCATTAGTAGTAAAATTAATTATATCTGTAACCCCAGTTAACCATGTTATTCCTGATGCCATAGCACCATCTACATAACCCTTATCTACTAAAGAACGTGCAGTATAATTACCAGAATAGTCTGCATCATACTGTAATCCTGCGGGTGTACCACTTCCATCTGTAATGGTAGTAGCACTTGTAAAGCTTAAATCATTATCTTCTATAGTTAATCCTTCAATAGTTACACCAGCATCGGTTGTTGATTCGGTTATAGTATCTACATAAAGAGTACCTGATAATTCTGCTGATCCGAATACTTCAAGTGCATATGTGGGAGCACCAATACCAATACCTACCTTACTATCTTTTAATATAGTACCTTCTATAGTAACACCAGCATCTGCTGTATATTCAGTAAGGTCATCTATCTTTAAAATATCTCCTGAACGGCCGTCTAATAAAGCATATTGACTATGATCATCATCCGATAACCCACCTAACTCATCATGATCTAAACTAGCTTCGGCGACTATACTAGCTACTGAGCGTTTGGTTAAAAATCCTGTACCATCATCAATAGCTACTACATGAAGCTCTGCATCATCATCAGGTAGTTCAGGCATTGTTACAAATCCAGTAGGATATATAGAGAAAACAATATCTGTTGTATCTGGTTTATAAACGACAAATGAATATGTATAAACAGGAGTATTGGTATCTCTAATAGACCAAAAAGCAGATGTACTATAAGTACCTGTTAAGACTCTTTTAGAAGAAATAGTTATATCAGTATCATCTAAAGCACTAATATTTAAACCATTAGTACTTGAATCTAACTCTATAGAAGCATGATCTGTAGTACCATCATTATTAGAAAAAATTATACCCGGCGTACCTGAACTATCTTCTATATGTAGATATTTATCTGTAGTATCATAATAAAGATTACTTTGACTATCTATATCACCACCAGTAGCACCTATCACCAAAGGTTGCTTACCTGATTCAGTACCCCAAACTACAGGATCAGATGACCAAACAAGATTAGTACCATCATTAGATAAAAAATCACCTATATGACCACTAAATTCCAACAATGATGCTGGAAAAGTTATAGAGCCAGAATACTCTAAAGGATCATTACCTGAAGGAGCACCTGAGCTACTATAAGTAAATGGACTATCATTAATTGAAAAAGCACTCATACTGTACGATATTTTCTACAACGGTTATATAATATCTGAACCTGCTCATTAATATAATCATAATGGTCATCTTGAAAAATCAAAACTCCATACTTTAAAGCATTTAATAAATTAGAAGCATACAGTAATAGGTCTAGATTAGTATTAGAAGAACGTCCTAATTTACAGTCACGTGCTATTAATAAACCTAAATCTACTAATACTGTCTTAGCCTTAACAACTAATGCATCATAATAATCCTGTGTCCAGACCATAATATTTTACCATAAATCGGTTAAACTTCTAGCACTATAGAAACCATTTATAGTCTCTACTATCTCTTCAAAATCAGTATACCTACTAAGCTCAGCTGCCCTAACAGCAGCATCTAACATGGCTATAATAAGAAACTGTAACCTACTTTCGTGATAATCTAAATCATCTACATCGAGCTCAAAAGGAAGCTGTGCTGCTTTACAGTATGCTTCAGCAAGAAAACCTTCCGTTTCAGTATCAGTCATACTGCCTTCAGTATCGTGTTCTACATCTAGTTTTATTGTATAATATCCATCAGGAAAGTAATCAGCATCTAGAGAAGCTCCGGTACCATCTAAGAGGTCTTCGGGGTTAACATCATAATATGAATTTATTGAATCCCCGAATAAATTTACAGAAGTAGCTCCTAAACTGATTAAATTAATACCTCCTACTGAATCATATAATTCTAATGTATAATCTGTACTATCATATGTAACTGTTAAATCAACTGAAGTAATATCTGCATCACTAAAACCTACCCAGTCGGTATTATCAGATAACTTAAATTTTGTTGCGTTTGTATATTCTTCTATTGCAATAGCTAATGTTGCCATTCTTTATTTTTTTAATTGAAATAATCTAAAAAACCATATTTTTTCCTTAACTTCCTATAACCAAGTAATCTATTCTTAGGATAACGCTTTATACAAACAGAAGAATCTTGATTGCCACCCAAAATATAAATATATCTATCATCATGATTGATATAGAAACCTACATGTCCTTTCCACGATACTTTGCTCTCTCTCCAAAGAACAACAATACAACCTAATTCAGGTTCATCTAGTTCAACACCTACATCAAGCCATGAACGTGCTGTTAATTTACCAGAACGCTCGTAATAATTTCTTTTACATAAGTAATTAATGAAAGCTGAGCACCAAGCAGTCTCATCTGTCTGTACCCAATTTTCGCCTATTTCTTCAAAAAAATCTAATATTTGTGGATTATGTTGCTCTCCAGTTATCTCTTCTAACCCATAATACTGAAAAGCTTCATGAAGCAAATCAATCATATAAGATATAATAAAGTGTAGGGGTGGTATTCCCCTACACTTAAATTATTTTTATCTTAGGATACGCTGAGAACGGCATCAAAGTTAGTGTTGTCAGTAGTCAGGTCATCATCCAGAGCGATTATCATACGCCATTTAGATATTGGATTGTGTCCTGTAGTAGCAGATGCATAATTACTTTCATGACATTCAAATGAATAAATGTCGTAAGTTTCACCGGCCACTGCTTCATCTATCCTTACATTAGGAGGATAAGCACTTACAATACGGTCTTTATCTTGGAACTGTGCATAAGACTGCAGATAACGTATCTGGTCTTCAAGTCCTGATCCAAGAACAGGTGTTGTTGAATAAGTTACTTCTGCTGTATTGAAATCATCAGAAGCTACATCAAACATAACCTGGAATACACTATCGGTAGCACCAACGAAGTCTCCTTCATCAGGTGTATTACCATCCATACGTACTCCCCAATTAGCAGCTAAACCAGTAGCAGAAGTAATAACTTCAGCCATATCACCAGCAGCGGTATAACTACCAGAGGCTACATTAATTGGCCTATCTACAGTTACTGTAAGAGTATCTATAGCAGTTACTTTATATACAGCACTGGTAAGTGAAGTAGCAGCGGCTGTTTTAGCTGTACCACCTAGCCTTACATAATCACCTACTGCAAGAGTTCCAGCAGCCGTGTTATACTGAAGGTTAGTACCTACAGTAAAGGTTTTAGCACCGTTAGTAATAGTTGCGTTGTTATCAAAGCAGTTAGCTGCAGTTACTGCAACATTACATACAGCATCAAAAATGACATCCCTATTCATCCTACCACGCCTAAAAGCTTTATCACCAGCAAGTGTAAGACCTAATGCAAGGTCTTCCTGGCTTGAACTAGATGCGGTTTTGTAAGGAATAGTTCTAATCAGAGGACTGTTATTCAGCGTACCAGCGGTATGCTTAAGAATAACTTTCAGTCCAAAATAGGTAGAATCGCTATCATCCATTGAACCGGATGTACCGTTATACCCAAGATAAGTTATTTGTTCTGTCCTTGCAAAGTCGGCAAGAAAAGTCTCGTTAAAGACATCTCCACCATCAAACAAAGGACTTTTATGTAACGAACCGTCAGCATCTCTCCATGCAAAAACATATTTACTGCCTGCAGCAAGAGCTGTGTCTTCTTCATAACCAAAGCCTCCTATAGCGTCCTGCTCAAGGAAAAACCCACCTGAACCATCAGGGAGATCACCTATCGCATCACCATCAGAGAGACCATTAGCTATTGTAAGTACGGCTACATAAGTTACGGAATCTTCAAACATAATTTTCTAAGTATTTAATTTAACAATATTTTATTTCTTTTTATCTACGCTCCTGTATAACAGTTACGTAATCAACTAACAAGCTTTCAGCATTAGTATCACCGGCTTTAACACCTATGACAATATGCATTTCTTCAAGCCCTGATATGGTAATGTTATGAGCATCACCAGCTACTCCATTAAGATAAGGTGTAATTATGCCAGTTGTACCGTCATTATAATCATACATGAAAGCAAGATTATAAGTAGTACCACTAACAAAATCTCCTAAATCATCGTTAGTTACTTGAGTAGCAGCATTCGATGTTTCAAACTGAATACTCATATCGCCATCTTCTTTGAAAAAGACAGCACCATCATAGCTAGCTGCGGGGCCGTCTCCATCATCTTGAAGAAAATTAGCAGCAGCATTATCGGATAGACCGATTACCCAGTTAGCATCATCTGTATTAGCTTCAGTAAGCTTTATACGACATTTGAACAGAAGTTTTTTGTCTGTATCAAATTTAAAAGCTTCAGTAGCAGAAGACAGGTAAGTTTCGTTATTATCAGTATTAGTAGCATTCACTTCAAGCCATCCGCCTAGACCATCTTCAACACCTGTAGTTCCTATGGCATCAGTAACAACTGCATAACCCATAGACCCGTTAGCTATATCATCAATAGCAGGAGTGATAAAGTCATCCATAAAGATTATCCAGTCTGAAGGATCAACACCGTTCCAAACAGGAAAACCAGAGGCTGCCGATAAATTACTTACCATAGCACCGTCTTTAAAGGTAACACTTTCTATCGTTACTCCGCTATTTTCAGTTGCTTCAGTAATAGTATCTACATTAAGATCATTCTCATCTGTAAATCTATGATTAATGAAGTCAGCAATAGCATTAGCCCAGTCTGCTATACGTGGTTTACTAGCCGCATGATACTTGGCAAAATTCAAGTCAGGGACTATTTTAAATATACTCATTTGCAATTTTATTTTTAATTAATAATTCAATCTTTGATCATCAGTTACAGTAAGCTGAAACCCATTAGGGTCTAGAACAGACATATGTGCTAACACTACTGCTTCTTTAACTATCTCACTCTGTACTCCTTCGTTGAGTACACAGTCAGAACCGCTTGCTATAGAATAAGTATCAGGATGCTTAACACCAACAAACTTATAGGCTGTGGGCTCTTTACCGTCAGTAATAAACACAGGTCGGTGTGTATTATCATTATCCTCATCTAATACTGAGATAACCCAAAACCCTTCTTCAACTGAAGGAGAAGTAAAAGGATTATCTAGGTTTTTTTGATAAAAATGGAAGCTTTTCCTTAGCAATGGTATACGTGAATAATTAGCTGTAGTAACATATTCATCTAATATCCAAAAATACTCATCATCAATCTGGCTGCTGCCAGTATCTAAAGTAAAAGCAGCTGTACCATCGCTATTTAAAAAATAACTATCGGTAGTAATAGTAGTTTCCGACTCTGATTCAATCAAAGGAGCAATAGCCGTCATACTGAGTATTCCTTTCTCAAGACCTTCCTCTAGTATCTTACGTACTATACGCCTTTGTGCTACGGTAAATAAACTACCCCACTCTGTGTCTAAAAAACCTGGAGCATCGGAACTATTAATACTTTCATAAAGTATCTCAGCCTCTGCTCTCATCTGAGCAAACGTCATTATTTAATGTCTTTAGCTTGTGCAACTAATTTTAAATATATATCTTCTTTTGTCTTCTCTGCTCCAGCAAGATAATTAACAAGTTCTTTATATGAATATGATACATTTTCACCTACCACCATATATTTGTTACGTGCTTCTTTAATTATCGAACCTGCTCTTATAGAAGAGTTAATAAGTGTTTTTATCTTCGAAGCAGGATCATTTACTATCTTAATAAATAAATCTGTTTCATCCTTAACTACTTTATTAACTTCTTTCTGCAGAAACTCTAATGATGCATCTTCAGGAACAAATTTCATCTCGTTCTTCTCTAAGAAGTAAACACCTAAGATGTTTTTAAGCTTAGGAATAGAGTTTCTTATTTCACCATACTTAGTATAAGCTTCAGCCATCTTAGCACCAGCATCCAGCTCCTGTGCTTCTTCATAGCCTTCATCAACAAGAGCAAACTTATATTCACCCTTATTAAATCTATCTTCCCAACTAGGAGCAACAAAGGCTTGCATCTTAGTTACTCTATAACGAAGGTTATCCATTGGGTCTGATAAATCAAACTTATATCCTTCATGCATCAAATTATAATCTTTGATAACCTTAACAAAAAAGGTATGCCAAAAATTATCTTTCTTTTTGTGGATACTTAAATCTATATCCAACTCTTTTTCAAAAAACTGTTTTTCTTCATCACCTAAAGGAAATGGATTAGCATATCCGCCACGCTCAGCCTTAGGCAGCTGAAACCAGTTTTTGGCTCCCTCAATCTGAAAATATGCTACGTGTTCTGGACTCTTTACTAATTTACCTCCTCTTGGTACTGGTTTTAAAAATACTTTTTTCTTCTGTAAATAGCCTTTATCAAAGGCTTCTCCTACTGTTGTCATACTGTTATTTATTTAATAAAAAATAATGGGGGAGGGATGCTCCCCCATAATTATAATTACGCTCTAAGAATAGAAGGAATTACCCTAGCAGTCTTCTTCATATTGGTAATTTTTATACCACCAATATATGCTTTATAGACAGAATAACCGTCTACTGAAGTAGCCATCATCCTAGGATCAGTCCTCTTATTATATGGAGAGAAAGGGTCTCTTAATCCAGGCATATAACCGAAGAACTCTTCTTCATCCTTCACACTAACCCTAACAATGTTAGATTCACCATTAGTAGTACCTACATCGAATATATCATAGATATATGAACTTGCAAGTCCACCATCAGGGTGAGTAAGTGTATTAGGATAACCATCTTTCATAGGATCAATAGTCAGCTTAAACTTAATACCGTTTACACTAACATAATTGAGGAATTGTCCTTCATCAAGAGTAAGTTTACCGTCCATAGTTTTGATGTTAACATCACTCTGCAGATAAGTAAAGCCAGAAGCTTTATTTACTGCATCCTTATGGAATTGGTATGCACCATATTCTCCTGTTGAGAGTACAAATTCACGCCTATCTTCGGGTATCTTGCCATAAGACATATCCATAGCGAAATCAGTCAGCATATCCAATGAGAATGAGCTGTAAGAAAGTATATTACCATATTCCATCTGATCATAAAGACCAAAACCTGAACGTATAACATTACCTGATTCACCTGTATGTCCATAAGTACCATTGTCAAGCTTGTTAGACTTACCATAAACAAGAAGTCTAGCTTTATCTCTTTCGAACTGTACGAAGAAGTCCCATCCCAGTTTATCTATCCAGCGGGTCTGCATCTTACCATCTTGGTCAACAAAAGCATAAGCAAGAGGCTTATTTTTACCTTTGCTAATCATGTTACCAGGAACATCATAATTCTTACGAATCATTGAACAGACATTCTCTAATTGATAAGGAGCAGTATGGTGAACACCAGTACCTCTCTTGGAGAGTTCTTGTTCAACCATACCAAACATCTCTGAGAACAATATACCTGCAGCCAATTCTTCAGCAGGTACCCAGAGGGTATCATCACTGGTAAAGTTTTGTACTTTATATCTCCACAGGTTACCTACCTGTACAGGGTCTTCAACAACCCTAAACTGATAAACTTCGGGTTTTCTTCCTACAATATGTGATGTAGCTTCAAAATACCTTTCGTTGAACCACAGGTAAAAATGACCACGGTTAAGTCCGGCTTGATCAGCATCTTCTACTGTATCTGTTTTAGTAGTAGAAGTAGAAGCAGCTACCAATGGTATACTACGTTCATCTGATCCTTGTAAGAACCATCTGTAAGGAACATCATCATTAATATACTCAACAGGAAGCTTATTAACCATAGAAACTATGTTATCACTTCCAATATTGAGATCATATAAACGATACATAACCTTACTGATTACTTCAGGCTCTTGCATACCAAGCCATCCTAGGTGGGATTCTCTTGTGAGTCCACTCCAGTGTTTTTGATCTACAATCTGAAGGTCACTAATTTTATTCATTAATATTTAAATTTAAAAAAGGTTTATATCTTGTTATTTCAAAATAGATTGAGTTGAATCAATTATTTTTCTTATGTTTTTTTCGTTATAACTGTCATTAGCTACAACTGAACGCCCTGATTGAGAGCCTGTATTTTTCTTTTTACTGAGGTAGTTCTGTAGTTCGGAAGCTTTCTTAGTGTTTATAACTTTCTCTATCTTACTCCAAGGCTTATCCTTATCGAAGAATCCTGTTTCATATAAATAAGCTACCTTAGCATCAAAAGAGATGGGGTCTTCCGATCTCTTAGCCCATATAGCATTTGTTGTTCTGCCATCTTGAAGCTTAACAGGCTTAGTAATAAGATTATACATCTTTTCCTTAGTCTGCTTATTAATACGCTGCTCTGGTATAATCTCAGACAGAGCATTAATATGATCTTTCAGTACCTCAAGTTGGCGTTGTCTTTCTTGCTCACCAAGCTCACGTTGGCGTTGTGCTTCCTGCTTTTGAGTTTCTATCTGCTCAGTAATAAGAGATTTAATATTTTTTAATGCATCCTTAGATTCATTAATATCATCCCCCATATCTACTGCATTCTGCACCAGCTTATCTATCTTAGCATCTGAAAAACGAGTGGTAAGCTTATAATAATCTGTAAGAACAGATTTTCTTAGCTCATCATTAGTCTCGCTATCTAAATCTTCTTCGGCTATATTGCTAAACTTATCATTCAATCCTGATAAGGAAGCTGCTGCATCATCGGATACGCCCTGTCCTATCATCTCTAGATAGTGTTTGTACCCTTCATCGAGATCGGTCTTAGCTGCTTCTATACTTTCATTAACCTCACCTTCTATGAGACTATGAAAAGCTTCAGCTTCGCCTTTCTCTTCAATAATCTGCTGATATTTTTCTTCATCAAAATCAGATAGTATACCCCGCTCCATCAAATCCCTAGCAAAAATAACAGTAAAAGGAGCATCAGAAGAAGACTTTTTTGTTTCGTCAGGAGCGGGGTCGCTATCTAAATCTTTATTATCGTCCTTGTCTTCATCATCGTCATCCTCGTCATCTTCATCATCACCGCCCGACTCTAGTTCGGACTTTGCCAGTACTTGATTAATATCACTCAGATCATTGTCTGTATCTTTATTGTCTTTGTTCTTATCTGTTGAATCTTCTTCTTCATCATCAACAGTATTTTCTTCTTCATCTTCTATTGCAGGAGTTTGTTCCAACATATCGTTAATATCAAAAGTATCTCCGAAATCTGCAACTTCTCCAAAATCTGCATTCAATCCTTTTTTGCTCATTTTTATGCTAGTTTATACAAAAGTAATTATTATTATTTCAATATACAAATCCTTAAACTAATTTAGTAGTTCTGGTATAACGAAAACTAGGTTTTCTTTACCGCCGTTTTACGCTTTATACTCAGTTCTTTCTCTTTAAGGTCTTCTAATTTTTTATTTTTACGTATAGTTTCTTCAAGTTTATCACGCTCTAAAGCAATCTTCTCATCATTATCTTCTTCTGGTTCTTCTTGATTTTGACGCATACGTTCTATTTCAAGATCAGTCTGACTATCCAAATCAGCTTTATACTTCTCCATCTCAAGCTTACGATTCTCAAGGTCAGCCTGTGCAGCTGTTGCTTCTCTCTGTGCCTGTACAGCTTGTTCTTGCGACCTCATCTGCTCTTCACGAACCTGCTCTTCAAAAGCTTCAAACTTACGCTGCAGAGTAGCTACATCTTGAGCACGGTACAGTTCCATTATCATTGAGAATGAACCACCATTCTGCATGAAAGGTTGTGCTAAAGTCTTTAGTGTCTGTAGCATCTCCCTATCATTAACTGAATTAGTAGTAAAAATACCATATTCACTTTCAGCAAATATATCACCATCAAAATCTAGTATCTGTTGACTACCATCATCAAGAATAAATTGACGCTTAAACTTCTGATCTCTCCAAGCAACCTTAGCCGTTTCAAGGTAAGCAGTTAAAGCACGTACTCTAAAGTTATCATGGATTGAGAAGTACTTGGCTGTATTAAGACTGGACTGTTTAACAGAACGCTCAACACCACCTACAGTCTCACGTGATTCAATAGCACCTTTTCGCTGAGGTGTTATACCTGTACTATCAGCTAACCTATTCTCAAGAAACTGTAATATAGCTAATAGGTTTTGTATAATCTGTGGGTCACCGAACTCATAACTACCACTATTCTGGTTCATATTACCAGCCAATTTACCCATAGCTGCTCCTTTGCGTCCTTCATTGAAGGGGTCTTCAAAAGCGATCTTCATCTGATCTATATAGAAGAGATACTGATCCATGGTAAAGCTATCTGGTATGAGTGCAGTATTTAACCTAGGCACCTTACCTTTATAAGTCTTAAGCTCTTCTATAAGTTTATGCATGAAGTAATTATATGCTAACTGATAATCTTTATTTAATCCAACAAAAGAGAGTGCACGTGAGCTATTAACATTTAGTATATTACCTACTATACCAGGTGAACACTTAGAAGGATTATCTAATGACCTGAACTGTACAGGACGTGGCCCCATACGTACAAAAATATCATCACCTAACTTGGTACCTTCGTACCATTCGCTAATCCATATCCATTCAACTTGATCTTTCTCTTCATCAGTAAGGGGATACTCTTCATCTATATGCTTCTTTTGCATATCACCTTGGTCATCAAAATATGATAATACACCTACCTTACGCATACCTTTCCACAAAGCACGCAGCTTACGTATATTACCGAACTCATCAAAACTACCTCCTAAATACGTTGATTGTCTGGCATTAGCTTCAATAACACTACCTATACCTCCCTGTTGATTAATCCAAGTCTCTAAGTTAAGAGGCTGGTTAATAAGATTATTAGAGAATATACGATTGCTAGCAGATGTATTAAAAGAATAGCCTTCTTCAAGTTTCTTTATATCACCAGGCTTAAGCTCATCATAATACTCATCTATTGCTTTACCTACAGGTATATAAGATAGTTCAACAATCATATCTGATTCTTCTATCTTATATGTTTCAGAACTGCGTATAGCAAATACGTTCAAAGGATTAAGTTTTCTTAATACAGGCTCACCACCTTCTATATCAGCAGCTACCAGTTCTTCATCGCCTATAAGCAAATCTTCATAGCAACGACTAAACAACTCTTTCATATCTAACTTATGAAAACCATACTGTAATATCTGTGTAGCCATACGCTCACGTCTATCACGGTAATTAAATTTCATATACTTAGATTCTTTCTCTATGCGTTTACGTGCATCTTCCTCAGAAAAAGAAGAGGCTAATACTTGATCAATAATAGACTGATTAAGCATAGAAGTCATATCTTCTAACTTTTGGTTAAGAAGATCAGGACTGGTCATGGTAACAAGAGGGTTAAATAATGTCTCTCGTTCTTCCCCAAGCAACACAGCCATAGCTGAATTAATAAGAGGATAATTTTTATAGTCAGCAGAAAATTCGGCTTCTAAATTATATGGATTAATAACACGTTTGACTTCTTCAGGGTCAACAATATTATTAATAAGATTATAATTGTTTATCTTCTCACGCATGGTAGACCTAAATCCGTTATCTATATCTAGACCAACGAACATATCACAGGCTTCAACACAGTCTTTGAAGAATTTCTTACCCTTCTCCGAGCGTGTTCTTTTCTGACGTGGAAAAGACATTATGCCACCTGACATAACTTTACTTGCACTCATATGTTTTTAAATTTTTACAAATATACTATTTTAAATTAATTTTTCGTAATCTTTTTCTCCCCTGCTATAACGAAAATCGAATTTTTTCTTAAACTTAGACCTATAATTAAAGCCTCCTAGTCTATTAAAAAAGTTATCCTTAAACCTATCATTAATCTTATCTTCAACATTTCTATTGATATATTTAATTCTATCTTCTCTTAATACCATACACATACCCATAGCTGATACACGGTCAAAGTTACCATCGGGGTCCCAGGCTATAGCTTCTCTAAGATAGCCTAACGATCGTATAGTATGTAAGTTAAGCAGTTGAGGTTTTTCTATCTTATTACCTTCCTCATCATATTCATCTTCTTCTAAAGTATATGCAGAACTAATCATCCAGTCAGCCTGTAGTTTACGACCCCAGGCATTAACAAATTTACTTGCTGTTGTGCCTTTTGAATTATGGGTAACAATAAAATCATTTATTAGGTAACATTCTGATTTATTATTTACTGTAATACACTTAGCTTTTTCCCTATGAGAATATTTAATATCTATAATAGGTATTCCTAACATCCTGGCTTTTAATTTACCAGAAGGATTTTTAGAAAGTTTTTTTAATTTTCTAGGTAATTTAAATAAATTCTCATTAGTCCATATTTTTATAGCATAAGAATCATTACACTGTATATAGATATCTCCTTTCTTATAACCGGCCTTATTTAAATAAATCTTACTGTGATATCCTAAACTTCTAGCAATAAAGCATACATCTTCTGCTAATTGTTTTGAAATAGTATTAAACACTGGGGTACCTTGTCCAACATATCCATCTGTATCTAATAATCCTTTTAATATATTAAGTCTAATTTCAGATGTATTAAATTTATATATATTAGGAATGAATTTATTTATAGAAGTTTTATTATTTAAGTTTAATTTTTTTAAATATGATTCGGCATTTGGAATCCTTATATAACAATGTCTATCATCGCTTGGTGTAGTAAATTTATATATATTAGGAATGAATTTGTTGTATTCTGTTAAATCACAATAGTTAGAAGTAAATCTAACAGTATTACCTTTAGTACTTTTAACACTACCATCTCCTAACAATAATCCAAGTGTATATGGGTCTATAGGTACATCCTGTTTATTAAATTCTACCTTAGAACTAGAAGGAATCAAATATTCATGTGTTGAATATCCTGATTTGTGTAATCTTTTATATTTATAAAATAATTCCTTAGTAGATAATGTACTTCTTTGTTTAGTGCTTGGTTTTAAAACATCCCAAAGGTGATTATTTGAAGCATATACTATTCTTCCGTCAAACAAAGTAATTTTATAAATATCAGTAAAATCATCAAAAGGAATATCTACTACTTTTGTAGATTGTCCATTATCAGCGAATATTATATCTCCTATTTTAATATCTTTCCATTGTTTTTTACCAGAAGGAGTGTATATATATTCAGAATAAGGATGAGCTGTGTTGCCGAATCCTGCTCCTTTAATTAAGTCCATATCACGTAGTATCTGAGGTGTATCAGATAGATACTGCAGCAGATTCATATTCTCAGCATAGGCAAAGAATCCTTTAATATTATTCTCATAGTTAGCTTGTGCATTATAATAACGTATAAGGCGTAAAGCAGTATCATAAAAATCAGTTGCTCTAGGTGGTCTACCTGAATACTCAGCTACTATCCTATCTGTCCATAGGTCGAAAATAAAACATGAGCCTAATGATACTGTATAGGTTCCTTCATCACTATCAATAGGGTCTACTCCCGCTATATACCTACCAAAAGGTACTCTACCTTCACTATCTCTCTTAGGTAACTCAAATATCTCAACACAGCCTGTTCTATCTATATCATCCTTAATAGGAAATTCACGTAGCACAGGATGATTTTGCTGCATATCCCAATCTATCTGACCATCGGCTTTATTCTTTAATGTACCTACATAGTGAGAAGCAGTAAATTTATTAATATCTACTACTGCTTCGGCTACCATATCCTTCAAGTCAACAACAGGAAATATATTACCTTCCCTACGCATCACGGCGTCCTGGGGCGTAATACACATTTCGGCCTTATGCTGCACTAAAGCGTTAGTATCTGTAGAACCATATTTTATCTTTATACGCTCTTCTAAGATTCTTAACAAAGCAGCAACAACATCTGAGTTACCGTTCTTATCATAACAACCTGTACGGTTAAGATATGCGGGGAAGAAAAAAGCACATTTAGTTTGTCCTATGGCATTCTTATCATATATATTAGGTATAGCTCTTACATGGTAACCACCTGGGCTATAAAACAAAGTTTCTGCTCCTTTGAAGTCAGCAGATTCTGTACCTCCTGTACCTCCCCCAATAAGCTGTCCTACAGATATATCACCATCTTCTACTGAGTGTCTTGCTATCTCCCATGACTGTAATAGATAAGGATTTTTACCAAACTCTTCCCAATAAACTAAGGGGCCTCGTTTACCACGAGCCTTATCGGGGTCACCCTGTGTAGTAACACCTATAACACTATTTTGCGTACCTTTAACTAATCCTTCTCTGTTTTTATACCCCATAACCCACTGCATCTCATTATATGAGTCCTTGAGCTTTAACCTTGACCATGGAGTATGTTCAGCACACCAGTTAACATGGTGTACAAATTTATTTAATATACCATCTTTAGTAAGATATTCTTTCTCATTAGCTATAGCAAAACAGGTTACATTATTAGTATTAATAGAAGATTCTCCGAGAATAAATGCTCTTGCTAGGTCTGAACCTGATTTATAAGAAAATCCAACACCACGTCTCTTAAGCATAGCTACATGCTCACCTTCTTTACGTGCCTGGTCTTTATAGTGATAATATAGATAATCACCATCATAAACATGAGGAAAATCTAATATTTTTGTACCAGACTTACCTGACTTATTTATTTTAGAAGTAAGTAGTATAGGACTATAGTTAAGATAAAAATAGTACGAGCCTGGTATCCATTCGCCGTCCTCACGTACTAATCCATCACGACACCTACGAGCTTCTTCTTTCCAAAAACGTGCGTAGCTTGAGTTGGGATGGGTATTAGGGTGTATTCTAGTAAATGTTTTATATTGTTGAAAATGTATAGCTGCCTGTCTAAAATAATCCATATCCTCTAATATATGAGGATTAGATATATCAACCTCTATCTTACCTTCTTCATCTTTTGGTAAATCAGCTATACGTGGTCTATTAGGACTAATAAGCCTTTTAACAAACTCAATAGTATCTATAACATCAAATATTTCTTCTTTTAGTTCTTTAGATAGTTCTTTTAACAGAGTATCATCTAAAGGTGTTTGTATTTCATTTAGTTTCATTATATCCCATACTATAAAAAGAAACCAATCTTTTAATCCATATTAAAAAATCTTCTCTACTAAGATTTCTTTTTGCTTTATTACAAATTTCACAACAAGGTACACAATTTGACTTAATATATCCTTTTAAAGAATCAATCCTATCTATACCATTAAAAACATACTTTTCATTGTTAGGTCTATTTAAATCTGCTTTACTAATCTGTAGTGGTTTTACTCCACAGTAAATACAATTTTGACCTGTTAATTTTTTAAATTCAGCTTTTGATAATTTAAACTTAATGTTTTTATATTTAGCTCTACTCTTATATACACCATATATATGATTAAAAGATGCAGTATTTCCAGATAAATAAGAACCTCTTTTTTTATACACCCTATTGGTATTTCCTCTACACCCACAAGTTAAAGAGTTTGAAAAACAGTCTCTAGGTTTTTCAAATGTATTACCACAATCACATCTTAATAAATATATACTAGATTTTTTACCAGAGTACATTCTAACACTTCTACCTGTATATTTTATTACAGTAGAATGTCCAAATCTTTTTCCAATAAGTTTAGCTGCTCTTTCTTCAGTAAGTTCTTGTCTAGTTTTTGTCTTTTTTTTCATAAACCACTGATTATCAACATCATATCCCGTCTTCGAACACAGCCTTAGTTTTGCCTCCCACCTTATCTTCTTTCTCCTGCAGTTCTTTCTTAACCATCTCTTCTAAATCAGATAGGCTCTTAAGAAGAGCACCTGATTTTTCTATCGTACCAGCTAATTTAGCAGGATCATATATAGGCTTACCTTGATTAGTAAGCTTAGTAAAATCAACATTCCTAAAGTATGTACGCATCTGGTTAACAGCATAGCGTGCATCCTTAAGAAAAGCTAATGCTAAGATATTATTTATTTTCGTTCTGTAAAACTCTCTGGCTGTTGTTACTTCTTTACTCTCTTTATAATCTTCACCAAGCGTAAGGTTAACTAATATGTCTTTTCTACGCTCTTCTTCATCTATTATCTCTGTAAAGTCGGATTTGAAGTCTTCCATAAAGAAGACATAGGCTAATTCATCCAAAGCCTTATTCTTAGTCTTAGACCTATCTTTATCCCAGATAGCACGAAAAGGCTTAAGTCTATAAGCCTCTTCTGAGATTGTTACCTGATGATTTACTAAATCAAATAATTTAATAACTACTTCCCTCCTTTTCTATTAAGTACTTTAAACAATAGTTTATTCAATTCTCTATCGCTTAAATGTTTAAAATACTTAGGTTTTCCCTCTTTAGGTATACAATCATATATACCAGCTTTGGTTATTGTTTTCATACTTCAACACAATAAGTAGGTGGTTGATGAACAGTGAGAGTATGATTATCATAGCCACTATAACGAACTGTACCTGTTCCATCATAATAAACAGGATTCCACCATGGATACCAAGGATGTTCCCATCTATCAATATAAATAGGACTATTCCAATTAATAATAGTCTCTGTCTTTAAAGTATATTCTTTCCACTCACCTTTAGGAAATAGTCTGTCTAGTGCTTCTATAAGCTCATTCAGCTTAATATTCTGCTCAACAGCTATTGTTTGTTCTTTCGTATCAATCTGTATTTTCATATGTTTTTCTACATTTTAAGCATAAATAACTAATAATCTTAGCTTTTCCTGTTTTATAATAATAATCCAAGTCAAAATATCGTATATGAGGAGTTTTTTCTCCGCAATAAGGACATATTTCAGGTTTACTATCAGCATTACTTCTTAGCATCATTCTTCTTCTTTAAGCGTTTCTTATGCCAGTCAGGACAGTAAAATATACCGAAGTATGGAATACGCAGGGAAGGAAAATGTAAGATGCTCCTCTTACATCTATTTTTCATATTATATGCCTGAAGTTTAAAGGGAGCTTCGAAGGCTTTCTCCAAGTCAGAAAACTTCAAGTCTTTCTCCTTAGCTATCTTCTTCAGCAACACTTTCACTTCCCTGTTCATACTCCTTTATATATAATAAATATAATTCTTCGTCCTTTACTTCCTGTAAACAAACGCTGCAAATCGGGGTGAAATCATCTATATAGTATAATTCATCCGACTGCTGTTCCCTCCCCAGAACTTCACAGCGTGTACATTTCATGATTATCTAGCTAATGTAGTTAATAAATTCTTTCTTTTCTCTTTATCATACGAAGTTCTACGCTCTCTTGAAAACGAGCCGCAGACTTCACATCTATAAACCTTATACTTACCTGTCTGTGTATAGTAGAAATTATCAGTCTTAGTAATATCTTTATTACCACATACAGAGCATACAGGCTTATCTGACTCTAAGTACAGCCCAATATTAGGATGTGACTTAATCCAAGGAATAAGCGTAACATACACTTCTTCAAGAAGCTTAACATCTTGCTTATTATACCTCTCCATCTCTGCCAATGCCTTATCGCTTCCCCTAACACATCTATCCCATAATTCCATACTAGTCTTTATCTTACCTTCGATACCTAAAAATGTAGCAAGGTCATCAAGCTTATTACTAGGAAATTCGAACTGACGTTGTGCTATCTTCAAAGTATCTATCTGTCTATAAGGAGATGGAGGCAACAGGTTGTGCAAAAGAAGTCTTGCGTTTATTCTTGGTAAATCAAACACATTACCATTATGTGCAATCACTATATCTGCTTCATCAAGGTAGTGCCACAACTCCTCTGTTATACGTGAATCATCTTCAGCCAGTGCTTCTTTTGATGTCAGCTTGGAAGCAAAAATATTATCTTCAAATAACCACTTGGCTGACCAGGTTAAAATAAACCAATTAGATAATATCTGATCTGAATATATGTTCTGTCTCCACCTGCTCCATACATATGCCTTCAAAGGAGCTGTTTCTATATCCAACAGCAGTATCTTAGGCATATTGGATGATTTTGCTTTAGGCGGTTTATAACTTCTAACTACTTGTTGTCTTATTTCTTGCTTAGCTTCTTTAATCAGATCAGGTGTAGTATTCCACCATCGAGAGAGTTTACCAGCACCCATCCGTAAAGTATAGGGCTTATCTAACAGTTTTTGTTTAATCTCTGTTTTATCTATCATATTTTATTTGTTTTTAAGTACCTCTGATTACTCCTCACCGTTATCTTCACTAAAAACAAATATTATTTGCGGTACCTTATTAATTATATATCTAGGAACCAATTCCTTCCCTTCTATAAGCCCCAGCTTACGTAACCTAGATAAACAGGCATCTACCCTTGTAGTAGATAGATTAAGCTTATTGGTTATCAGTTCCTTATTGTCTTTATTAAATATTAACATGTTACGCTCCGTAAAGGGTATCTTACGATGCTGATAGTTCAATAGAAGAAGCTCAGCATAGACACTAAGCTCTGTATTACTCAGCCTGCTAAAGGGATTAATAACGCTGAGTACTAACAGAAGCTTACTGAAATAATTATCATCCGTTACGTTTACGTTTATTTTTAAGCTCATTGTATTTATTTCTTTTAGTACGGCTAAGTGCCCAAAAGAGCCCTAACTGCACCTGTGTAAGCTCACTTAGCATTTCTCCATCACGAAGAACCGAATCAACTAAATCAACAAAATAAACCGATTCATCCTGATATACTTTCTTAACATACTGACCGAGTTCATTATATACACAGTCACCTGCTCCTATCCTTTCCTCTGTAACCTCACTAAGAGGCATCGAATCAGTTATATAATATTTCATTCTATTTAGTGTTAAATCCTTTTATATTGCCTTTACTGTCAACTTTCTCATGTGTAGTATCTTCTGATTTCTCATTTAGAAGAATCCCGAAGAAATATTTTCTATGCTTTATATCTCTATCTGCTATATTCTTCTCTATATCATGCCATACTAGATGACTAATAATTTCTGTTTTAAATAGCGACCTACTTTTCTTCTTCTTGTCTTGTGTCTTTGACATATGATACTCCTTTTTGCTTTAAATTTTTCTTTATATCATGCTTATCTAAAAATTCTCTCCATGCTGATGGTGTCATCTTAGAAACATGTTTTATCTTACCTTTCTTATATAAATCTATATTAGACTGTATCTGCTTAGATAACTGCTTGAAGACTTCTTTACTCATATCCTCAGGGCGATGACCACTAAAAATACTCCAGTACATATCTTTATCTACTTCTATACGCTGCTCCTTATCATCAACAACAACGCTCATAGTTATTGTACTATTTTTTTGCTTTTCCATCAGCCATCTTCAGTTTAAAGTTATCTGGCTTAACAGCTATACGTATTGAATGTCGTGGTACTATAGCAAAGAAAAAATCATCCCACTTAAATCCATAAGAAGAAGCAAAGTCTGCTACTATATCTCCTACTTCTATATCATCTATAGATTCTGTTACAGCTACTACAGTAGCATAATCAATATCACCTGTTGATTCATCACTATCAGGCATTATAATCTTAGATTTCTTCTTATGTATCTGTATCAATACATTACCATCTACCATTCTAATCTTTGAAATATCTTTTACTCTTTCCATACTAAAATACAAAATTTGGTTGACCTTCTTTTACTTGCCAATATAAATGTTTCCATCCAGAAGGTATATAATGAGAAACACCTTGTGCGTCATATATTCTATGACTATGCCCACTTTTTTTAAAAGTTACGTGTAACTTTAGTGGATTTTCTATTCTTATTTCTATATCTGAAAAAACATATACTCTATATGTTTCATCACTTATATCTTTAAATTCTAAATCCGTTCCATTTATAAAACCTGCTACTCTTTCCATACTAATTTATTTATCGTTTAAAAATTCTTCCCATTTATAGAGAAGGTTATGTTTAGTTAAAAATTCTCTCAGTTTATTCTCTCTACGTAATATTATAGCTTTCTGTATCATATTAAAACTAAGATAACCTATGCCTAAGAAGACAGCACCTGCTACTGCATAGCCATCATTAGTTACCAAATAGTGTATAAAAGCTGATATATAAAAACCTAAAAAGAATATATCTATCCATCCTACTTTATTCATAATTATTCTTGTTTATCTTTCCAAAGAAGAAATACCACATTACATAATACATGTGCCATCGAAGGTAATCCAGACTCATCATCTACTCTCTCACCTTTTCTCCATGATGTCAAATGTCTCATTAATGCTGCATAGTATCTATCTTCAAAGTTATCTAATGTTTTCCAATTATCGGGGCCATATTTACCAGCTCCAAAAGTAAGTATCTTTACACAGTCTTCTACACATTCGATAGGAAGCAAATCCCATCTAAGCTTATCTGTATCATACTTAATACCAGGCTCAGTCTTTCTCGACTCCATATAGAACTGCTTTATCTATATACCTATAAACAGCTGTAATCTCTCCTTCAACTGTTTCAAAATCTATAATGCTATTAGTACGTTTACCTGTCTCAAAATACTTATTCATCTCATTAATCTGTTCAAAGACAGGAATATTATTCTCTATAGCTAGTTTTATCTCCATCTGAGTACCCTTAGAGGTCTCATATCCTGGAGTAAGTATCACTGCATCAGAAGCCAATAGCCATACCTGACCCATATCAAAATAATTGTGGTAATCGTCATATCCAAACTTAATCCCCATTAGAAGATCAATAGCTGGTATATAAGGCGAATAGCCTTCTTGACGTACTTCCTCTGCTCTCTCCATCATCTTGTGCACATTATGCAAGTAGTTCACTGCGTCAGCATTCAACTTACCCGCTACATACACTCTCTTAATCTTACTGTAATTCTTCTTCATATGCTCCTTTTACTTTTGCTTTAGCAGTCTGTGGGAGATTCGAACTCCTAACCCCAGCTTGACAAGCTGGTATGTTACCATTACACCACACAGACTAATGCCTTACAAGAGATTTAAAGTTTCTCTAAGCTTTACTTCTATAAGATTTTTAACAGGTTCAGAAAGTTTATCTCCCATAACATAAAAATCTAATAGTAATTCTAATAATCTAATACGCTCCTTTGTTGTCATTTTTATAACCAATTTATACTTGTTTCTTTACTGTTACTATCTTCATAAATAAATACTCTATATCCATCTATTACAGCTGTAAGATAACTACGTACCTTATCTATAGTAGGTAACTTAGCTTTTACATTAAACGAATAAGTATCATTAAAAGATTCAAAGTCCTTCTTCAGCTGCTTATAGTCTTCTGACGTACAAATAACCATTACTGTATGGTTACTCTTAGTATCTGTATGAATAAATTCTTTTATTTTATCTAACATACTGTAAATCTTTAATTAATACAAAGGTAAACATAATAATCGAGAAAACCAAATTTTTTAACAACTTTTTTTAATTTTTTTATAAAAAAGAACCCCAGGATCGTAACCCTGGGGTGGTCATAGACTACTAATCTATGAGGGGGTATGTTGCCTTATCAGGATTCGAACCTAAAACTCCAGATTCAAAGTCTGGTGTGTTGCCATTACACTATAAGGCAGTTTGAGCCGGTGAGGAGAGTCGAACTCCTGTCACATCCTTACAAGGGATGCTCTTAGACCATTTACACCGGCATAAAAAAAGTGGCCCCACCAGAACGGCAGTAGCCACTTGTATCTAAGGGGAAGGAATCAACACAGTAATACCTTTTTATTATATTAATACTAATAATACTAATAACCTAATCTTTAATATATAATCTAATCCCTAGGACTCTCACCTAACCTACAGTTTTACATCATGTTAGATTTTAGAATATCACTTGTCATAGTTAGTCTTTCACGCCCCTACCTTTCGGTACTTTTCGATTAGCTTTCCCTTAACGCTGTCCTTCGTAGTAATCCCTATAACTTGATCAATTCCTTTTGAGACTGAGAGGACTTTATCCCCTCATGCAGCCTGTCGCTACTTTTTGCATTGGTGCTACCAGGCGACTGTTATATTTAGACACTATAACTCTCAATTTTCACAAAGATAAAAATAATAATTGACATTTCCAAATTTTTTAGCAACTTTTTTATGTATAAAAATCTTAGGTTTCCCCAGAAAATTTAAAATAACTGTCCCTGAGACTGTTGTGCCTGTATACGATCATTGCACTGCTTAGCATAATTAGCACTAATCTCACTTCCAACCCAGTTTCTATCTAAAATCATAGCTGCTAAAGCTGTTGTTCCACTACCCATAAACGGATCATACACCAATTCTCCTGCTCTACTAAAGTTCTTTACAAAGAATCCAGGTATATTAAGTGGAAATATTGCTCCATGACCTTCTATCTTATTTCTAAGCTTAGTATTTTTACCTTCCCTAATAACATTACTCAAACTACCTCTTCTAAAATTACCTTTATCAAAATATCTCTTATCAGCCCCATTCTTAGCAAAAACTAATATAAATTCAAACTGACTATTCAATACCTTATCTGATATAGCAGGCTCAGCATGTATCTTATCCCATATAAGCACCTCCTTAAGGTTCTTACTAAAATACCCTATCAGCTTCCATAAAGCCTCCTTATTGCCTGATACCATCTGTACATTATAAAATACATAGTTCTTAGTAACCCTCATCATCTCCTGTATAATATTCTTCTGCCAGACAAAATAATCATTCTGATCTAAACTATCCTTATATACCCCATCATACTTATATATCCTATCTGTACTAAGATTATATGGCGGTGATGTAATAGTTATATCAACGAAATTATTACTCATCTTCTGCATAGTCTCCATACAGTCTTCTACATACAATTTATTAATCTCCATCCCACTTAATTATCATATAATTACTATCACTCCAATACTTACTGGCATCTATATGCCATACATCCTTATCCTCCTGCTCTAATGCATCCATAAAAGCTTTAATTAAATTATCTAAATCAGGCTTCTGATGGTGAGGCTTACCTAAAAATTCACTCCTCTTCTTCTTACTCCAGCTCTTAGGCATAGATAAATAAAAATCTATCTTAAAATTCCTGGGTAGACTAAACTTAATTTCATTAGCTAATATATTTAATCCATCCTTATATATATAATACCTCTCTACTACAGACCTACCCCTCCATCTATCACTCTGTGTCATCCTTGGCTTAGGTATAGGCTTAATATCAAACTTTACTTCCTTCATCTCCAAATCCTTTAGGTATAACACTAAACCCTTCCTCTGCCTTAACATCATCTACCTTGAAATATAAAGTACAATCATGCCACTTCATAACCTCAATAGTATCTATATCATACTCCATCTTACTACCATGTGACGGTACATAATAACCATTGATGTGACTTAAAAACTCCTCATACGCCCATGGTGTCATATATACATAATAATCACAATGCCTAACATCATGCTTAAACTCAATATTAACTATCCTCTCCAAAAGAGCTTCCTCCAACTTCTTCATTATATTCTTAGCCATAATAATAATTTTTAATTAACCCCTACTTCCTGTATCAACTTTATCTTTACCTCCTCTATAACCGACCTGATAAATTCTCTGTAAGCATCATCACCTAACCAACCCCTCAGCTGTATTATAATATGTGAAAAATCCTTACCTTCCTCCTGTTTATTATATTCATCCATATATACAAATTTTAATTATACCCCAAAGATAAGTATAATTTTTGTAACCACCAAATATTTTGACACTTTTTTTCAAAAAAATAAGGAGAATTTTACTTCTCCTTAATCTTCTTACTACAATCAGCTATCTCATCATCCACCTCAAGTATTAAATCCTGTAAATACTTCTTGTACCTCTCTAACTTATCTACCCTCTCCTTTAGGTAGCTCTTCTTAGGTACCACATCGTGAGTATTTGGATTATAAAAATACCTGTCTAGATTAGTAGCCCAATCACCAAAATGCCATATGCTCATCATAATTACTATATTTTAAAGTTCAATAATAACTATCAAAATCTATACCTCCTAAGAAGACAGACATGATGACACTCCTTTATATAAACACCCCGTACACTTTGTCATATATAAAACATACCCCCGGTACTTTCTGTCAGATAAAATTTATATATACTGTCAAGTGTGTAGGTCTTATACTATGTTTTTTTATTATGGTATTGACGAGTGTGTAGGTCTTGTTATTAAAATATACTTCGTAGTCGAGAGTATAGGTATAATGATAATTTTTTATACACTATAGAGTGTGTAGGTCTATTCCTAAACACACCCACGCTTATTTTGAGATTGGGTTATGGCCCGCTTTGTTGGTGGTGTTGTAACTTATTATTTATTTATTAATTAAAATTTGGAGGATTTAAAATGAATTTAACTAAATTTCAACCTGCTGAAGCAAGGAAAGCTCTTAAGCTTATCGAAATTGATGCTGATTGGACTGAAGGACAAAACCGTGGTATTGTCACTGTTCAGGAGTTTGTTGGTGGTGAGCCTGGTGTTAAAGCCAGATGTGAGTGTTTCTTTATGAATGAGCTTGGTGATCACCTGAAGGATGAGGATGGTAATCTTGAAGGACTCTATCTGAGTTCTAAGAAGGATTACTTGCTTAAGCCTGGTGGTTATGAAAGACCTGATGGACTTGGTGTTGTTGAGTAATCTTGTGTGGAGGGTAGCTTAGGCTACCTTCCATAACCTATCATAATAACCTATTAACATCTATTATACTTCTATGACATAGTTGTAGTTAGTTTCGATTTGTTTTCATAATTAAACTTTTTAGTGACATAATAAGTATTGGTTCTTTAATTACTGGTATAACTATCATAGTAGTAATAGATTGAAGAGATTGTCTTAGTTTTTCATAGTTAATAGGTTTTATGGTTTGGTTAAGCTGTTATGAGTGATACTAATTGATGTAATTAACTGTTTATCAGAGTAGTTAATGGAGTATTGGCTTCATCCTTACTATTTCACATCTTTTATTTATCATTCATAACAGCTTTCATTTAATAGTTATAACTAAAACTATACTTTTTATTCATGTTCGATATTGATTAATCAGGCTCGGAACCTGACTTGAATACTAATTTATAAACCTTAAAACTAAATGTTATGAGATGGTTATCTAAAGAATCTCCTAAAATAGGAGACACACGTATCAAGTCACATTTTCTTTGGTTACCTAAATGTGCTACAAATGTTAATGATAAAAAAGAATGGAGATGGTTTGAAGATGCTACATATGAACAAGAATATTGTGACGGTTGGGATGATATTAGTTGGTATAATACTATTTGGATAGATAAATCTAATTTATAAACCTTAAAAACTATACATCATGACTTACACACAAACAATTTATTCAGCTCCTCGTAGGATATTTTCACATCGTGGTTTATCTCCTAAGGGTCATAAACTATTGGTTACAGCTAGTAGTAAGAAAGAAAAGAAAGCTATATGGGATAAGTATGGTAAGAACTATTATAAAGATAATCCTCTTGCCAGACCGTTACATCAGATTAAACATGATTAGTAATATGTAGCTTGCCGTGAGTATGATTAATAGTAAGTATTGTATAAGATGCTTATCAACAAGGTTGGTTCCCTTATATGATGCTTACTATTTTTGTTAGTATAAATATAACTAAAACTATAAATATTATGAAAAAGTATAAACCAGAGATTACAGTAGATAGAGAAACATCTACTGAACCAGAAGATATTTTCTTTGCTGGTAATATAGTAGAATTTGTACCAGAAACGAAAACACAAAAACCATATATTGTAATGGTTGTAGAACACAGATTTATTGGGCGACCAATAGATAATAAACATTTTAAAGGTGTTATCCTTGATGAATCTGATAGTATTTATGTTACTCAAGGAGAATACAGTGAATCTTTTCATAAAGATTCATTTAGACAATTTCATGGAACAATAACTATAAAAGTATAATTATGAAAAAGAAATTAAATTATAAACCAGGTTCAATAAGCTTTGCTGATGGATTCTTAGGAGCATCAGCTTTAGGAAGGCAAAAACATGAGGAACATACTATGGTATATGACCATAAGAAAGCTCTATCTATACTTGATAAGCTTGATAAGGATCATATAATAAATGTAGAATGTGGTCTTGATGGTGATTGGGGTTGTAATTCTCAAACTATCTATGATAAAAAGGAGGGTTATGATAACGATATATGGTTTCATGATGCTAGTACATGGGCTACTCCTATTATGATAGTAAATTATGATGATAGGCCAAGTGAGACTTATGAAGTATATAAAAAACTTAAAAATACATAGTTATGAAAGATATTGATGATATTGCTGTTGAGATAGCAGCTGGATTAGTTACACATAAAGAAATGGTAAATATGATAGGTAATAACAATCATGTATTAGCTGAAAAAGCCTATGAAATAGCTGAAGCTTTAATAGAAGAAAGTAAAAGACATAAGAGTATTTTTAGTGAAAGTAAAACTAAAAAGATAACCAAACTGCCTTCAATGGCTAGATGTATTAAAACAGGTTATGTTAAATATTTAACCTTAGATAGTTTGTATTCTGTCTATGGTTATTATAAGGATATAGACTCTTGGGATGATAATCATAGAGGAGTTTTTGAGATAGAAGAAGCAGATCGTATTCTTATTTTAGATGATAATGGTCAACTTTTATATGCACCTATTCATTGGTTTGAATTTTAACGTTATGAATGAACAATTTAACTTAGGAGATAAAGTATATTATAGTAAAAAGAGCTATGGTATACATACTGTTACTGATCATTTAATTAAACATATTAATGATGAAGTAATAGAATACTATCAGCTAGATATAGGAGGTGATAGGTTTTGGGCTAAGACAGATAGAATTATTAAACTATAAAAACTAATTATTATGGAATTAAAACTTATTTTGGCATTAATAGCCATAACACTTGGAATTATTACAATTATTTTAGCAATAGTTGATTATAAAAGAGATTTTGTTTGGACAGAAGAATTTAATTTTATTGCCCTTCTTCTTGGTATACTTTCTATACTATCTATTGTTACTGCTGCTTTATATCTTTTTGATAAAGATTATTTAGTAGGAAGTATCTGGATATATAATACTTGTATGTTTACATATTCATTTTATAAAGCTTTAGAATTAAATAATTAATTATTATGAAAGATATAGTAAAATGTATTAATACTTTTGGTAAACATGATGATTTAACTATAAATAGATTCTATAAGGTAAATTATTATAGAACTCATAACGGAACAAAAACTTTAGCATTTAATATTGCTAAATTTGTAGACATTAAAGATGATTCAGGCTATGATGCACTGCACCCTATAGAAAAATTTGTTTTTCATAGTTGTAAATCAGATTATCAACCTGGTAACAGATATATAGGCGATTTGGATAATTTTACTAACAAATATACTTGGCAAGTTATACCTTTTAATGTTAAAGAAAAACCTAAGTTTAAAGTAGGTGATATTGTACAATACTGTACAAACAATGCAAAAGATAATTATTTAGTATTAGTTACTGGCTTTGCTGAATATTATGATAATCTGTTCGAAGGTGTATTACTTACTAAAGGAATAGGTGAACATCAGATTCCTGGATATTACAGTGGTAACTTTGGAATACAATGTTTTAAGAAATTTAAAGGAAAACTAATAATAGAACAATCATGAAAACTAATGTACATGCGTTTAAGAGACTTATTAAGCTTTATGAATCTATTTCTTATAAAAAGATAGAAGATAAGTTTAAGACAACTCCTTTTACAGAAGAAAATAGAGGTTTCTGCAAAACTAAAGGAGGATATATAGCTAACAACCTAACTGGTTTTGGACAAAGCCATCGATGTTTACTTTGTAAAGAATCTGATAAACTATATAATGACTATCACATGTGTTTTACTTGTTTACATAGCATGATAAGGTGTAAAGAAGGATATCCGGATTATGAATCTCTAAAACTTAGTTGTTTAAGAAATAGTTTTGATGATTCTTATTATGATATTAGTAAATCTAAAACACCTAAAGAACTATATCTTGCCTTCAGGAGGAGAGCAAAGGATTTGAGAAAGATACTTGATGAATTAGGCTATAAACAGCCTAAGTAAAAATATTTATTAACCTTAAAAAACTACATGCTATGAATGTCAATGAATTAAAAGTTATTATTAGCTATTCTATACCTGGAGCTATAAGAAATAAAGGCAGGTATAATTATGTTGAGAAAACTAACCAAGGTAATCTATTGCCTGAGAAGAAAAGACTCAGAACACTCAGACCTGTTGAGTATCATAAGTGTACAAAGACTATTACTCTTGGTACTGAGTTTATTAAGCACGCTATCTCTAATGATAGCAGACCATCACGTAGAGATAATGACCATGTTAATCTTTACTGGAAAACTATGTCATGGGAAGATAAGCTATATTATCATGTACATAAATATGTCATGGATATGTATGGTAGGCTTGAATCATATTCTTTAATATAATAACTAAAACAGTAAAATTATGTACCTTTTATTAGGAATACTAACAGCAATATGTATTGGAATACTTCTAATACTATGTACCCATAAGATACTAATAAGTAAAGAACTTGTTAATGATATAAATTATGATCCTAGAAAAATACCAGGATCAAAATCAAATTTACTTTATGAAACAATAAATGTAACAAGGTATAAATATACTTGTACACATCTTTTGTCTAATAAAACTACTATTAAGTATAAAACTTTTGTTACTTTTATTAGTAGTATGTATGCAAGTGAACAAGATTCTGCTTTTAGAGGTACTATGGAGTTAGAGAAATGGAAATTTGATAGTATACTTGAACCAGATTTTTATATTCGTTAAATAAATAATATTATGGAAAGAATATATAGAATACTTAAGGAAACAGAACCTAACGGTAGTGTTAGATACACTCCTCAGTATAATGATTGTTATGGTGAATCTGATGCTTGGCGTTATTTAATATTAGAGAGTATTGATCACGGTTCAGATTATCAAACTTTACTTTGGGCAAAGAGATGTATAGACAAGAATATTGAAGAACAAAACTATATTAATAAAACTAAAGTTGAATATATTGAATATCCTCCCAATCAAGATTTAGAAGATTATTGGGAAATATGTGATGAAAAATTTCCTACAGAGGATGATGCCATTGATAGAGCTAAACAATTATTAGGTAAAAAGTGGAATAAACATACTACATTGACTCATTATTGGTGGAATCCTGAAGATGAATGTTATGAATCTGAAGAATATTCAATGTAAATAAATAATATTATGAATATGAATAACATGATAAGCTTTCGTAAGATTATAGCTGTTCCTAATATTAAGATTGTAACAATATGGAATTTGCGTAGGAAACTAAGACCTCATGATACTATTCTTATTGAGTATAGAAAAGTATTCGATGGTAAGACTCATTATTATCTTAAAGAAGAATACATTGATTTAAACTAATTACTATGAAAACAATAAAGATTAAAACAGATTATGGTGAATGGAAAGAGATTGAAGTCTCTGATGAATCCTTTAAAAACATTGAGAAAGAAGTTAAACCTAAATTCAAAATAGATGATTGGGTATATTTTGCACATGCCTATAATCAACCGTCTGTAAGAAAGGTTAAAGTTATTGAAGGAGATCACGTTTGGATGGATAATGGTTTCAGACTTCATTATTGTTATCTCCGCCACGCTACCCCCGAAGAGATCAAAGAGCATCTTATAAAAGAAGCTGAAGAGAGAGGGTTTAAAATAGGAGTAAAAATAAAATTTATTGGTGGAAAAGGTACTGCTATTCTTAAATATAATGAGTTTGTATATCATTCGGAAGATGATGAACTATTTCTAGCACATTGGCGAATCTACGCACAAGGAAGATGGGCTGAGATAATCGGAAGCGACACAATAAAGATAAATGGTCACGAAATCGCCATTTATCGTAATAATATAATAGTTGATAGCCTCTTAATAGAGTTTGATACAGTCAAAAAGATATACAAGCAAATGAAAAACTGAGGAGGTTATGAAAACATTTTGGGAAAAATTAATCCATATATTATTCATTGTGTGTTTATCTATAACTACATTATTATTATTATTTATACTTATTATGAGTATAATATTAATATGGAATGACAAATTAAATATAGAGTTATATACAAATTTAATATATACTAGTTTGATTATGGTTGCAATTTTTGGTATACCTACTATTATTACAGGAGTTTATGAATTATAAATAATTATTAACCAAGGGAAGATAAAGAGGAGAAGGCAAATAACTAAAAATAAAATGTATAATAAAAAATATTCAGAAGAACAAAAACTTAACGCTTTTATAGCATATGCTTCAAATGCTAATAAATCTTGGGGAATAACTACATTAGTAAAGATGTTTATAAAGGAAAATCCTCACCTTAAGTTTAAAAACTATATGCACATTAGTAAAGCAGTATTAAATGCTAATATAGGAACTAGATTTAAAAATAGTGTTATTATACCTTATAAATATTGTAATGGTATATCCCCATCAGAATCTAGTACTCTTAAAGAAGAACTTTCTAAAATAGCTCATTCATATTATAAGAAAAAGAAACAACAGCCTAAAAAGGTTAATAAATCAGTTTCTGCATCTTTTACTTTTCATTTTAAAGTAGGTTCTTTGGTAGTATATAAGAATAGATATACCGATACTGTTTACATAGTGATTCATACAGGAAATCATACTGTTAATCTTAGAATTATTTATTCTCCTAACCTACATTCAATAGGTACACCTTATTATGCTGTAGATATAGATAAACTGGAACTCTTCCAAGGAACATGTACTATTACATCTGAACATAAATGTACAGTTGAGCAGGTTATTAAAACAAAAGTATTACAATGAAAAAACTATTTATTGTTATTTTATTAGGCTTATTATCGCTTAATACAGCAGAAAATACTAATAATACTGAGAAAAGTAATTTCTTTGTAATAAATACAACTATTATTTATTATAAGAAAACATATGTACGCATAAGGTCATACTATAATACTTATTATGTACAGGAGAAGAAACTTTATCAAGCATATGATGGTAGATATTCTAGTTGGCATATGAAACCTAGTAAGGCAATAAATGAATTAAAACAAAAATCATGAGTAAAATAAGAAATATTAATGAATTATTAACTATTCTTCAAATTGTTTTTAGAGATATACATACTACAGGTTCAACTTCTCCAACAAGTAAATGCCTATGTGCTACTATTCTTGACCTAAGGGATAAAGGTATAATAAGTGTAGAAGAATATGATTATCTTGATTTATATATAGATAAGAATCAACCATTTACTTTTTATAATTTATTTCATTCCAATGGATATTATTGGAAACCTTATAAAACAGAACCACGTCTTCGTTGGTTAAGTAAGCATATTAAAAAAACATTAAAACAATAATTATGGAAACATTTGAAGTATATTCTAAAATATTAGATGAAAACATCAAGAAAGATGTTGTTAACTCACCTATCTGGAAAGAATGTTATCATCTAGAAGAAATTGACCCCGATGAAGACTTCTATTGTTATACTATCAAATTTGATGGTGTAAAACCTGTTCAATGTACTAAATATAAAAAGATATGAAAAAATTATTATTCTTATTACTATTTATACCATTCTTTATAGGCTGTGAAAAAGAACCTATAGATGATGAGGTATGTTGGGAATGTACTATTACCGAAACATTGACACTAAGTGATAGTGATGATTTACAGTATTTTCTTGACCAAGGATATACTGAGGACGATCTTATTTGGCTAAAAGAAGTAAATACATACTGTTATAGTTCTTCTGCTCTTAATAACGAAGGATATACTGTAAAACAATGGGAATATATACTTGAAGATTCTTTTAATCATTACAGTTCTACAAGAGCAGGTGTACCTGTATATTTTCAAGACGATAGTTTTGTTTTCTCTAAAGTAAGTTATAAAGATAGAGAAGCAGAATGTGTATTAATAACCAATTAAAACCATATAATCATGTTAAAAGTTAATAACCTTAAAGTAAGATGGGCACATAGGTTGCCGTCAAATAATATTGAAGGACTGTCTGTATGCAATGTTTCTGATGAGAAAGAAACTATACTAGGCTCAGGTACATCAACCTGTTCTAAAGAAGATAATTTTTGCTATGATACAGGCCGTAAAATATCATTAGCAAGAGCACTTAAACAGTCTAATCTTTCTAAAAAAGAAAGAAATGAGATATGGGAAGGATATAGAAATATGACTGAAGAATTAAGATGGTAATATATTATGAAAAAGATATTAATACCAGTTGAAACTAAAGACCGACTACCAGACAAAGATGGCGTTTATAGGACAGACCATGGCTTCGCTATTTTCAATAATGGCAAATTCACGTCATGTAAATACGGTGATGTTTTAACTTGGCTTGAAGAAGTGTCAGAGGAAGAATATTTGAAGCAGAAGATGAAGGAAGTAAATGATGATAGCATTTATTCAATAGACGATATAAACGATCTACTTTATTGTATTCAGTCTTTTATTAGATCATTTTTCATGACTCAAAAATGGAATCATTTTAGAGAAAATTGGGATCATATTAAAAATGACAATACAATTCTTGGGGAATCAACACAGGAGGAAGAACAATGAAATTTATTGACTATATAATAGAAAAGATAGTATGGTTAGCAATAATACTATTTATTGTTGCTATGGTAGTATCAATAATAAAAATATTTTGGTAATATGAATGGAGCTGATATATTCTTAATATTTATACTGATATGGATTATTGGTAATATTATTGCTATGATTATATCAGTAACTAAAAATAGATATAAATGAAAGTAATAAAAGACTTTAAATTTAATATATATAAAGTAACTACTGAAGATTTTACTGTTAAATGCAATAGAGCACCATTACCTGGTACTTGTGCTACAGATGTACTGATAGAATGGGAAAGAATTAATCATTCAGGTTCTGATAACAGTAAAAAATTAGCAGAAGCTATAAAAGCTATAGTTAATTATATTATTGAAGATGAAGAAATATATTGTATAGTATTTACTGATTCAGGTGGTTATGATAATATCTATTCTGTACTAACAGATAAATATTTTACTAAAAAAGAAGGATATACTGTTTTTCAGTATAGACCACATGGAAAAGATAAAGATTATTATATGAGACATATAGTATATGTAAAACCTGAAAATTAAGTTATGAAAAAATTTATACTAATATTTATAGGTATAGTTAGTATACTTATAGAATTTTTATTAATATTAGCTGTAGTAAATATTATTATAGCTGCTATAGGAAAACCATTATTGTTGTCTATAATATTATATGTAATAGCTATATTAATATTATTTTTGTTTGTATTAGGAGTAGTATTTATTAGTGAATATATTAATACAATTATTCAACTATTTAAATATGAAAAAGCATTGAAAAAACATAATGACTTTATTAATACTAATTTAAAGAAAACTAAATAAAGATGTTATCTTTCGTTGTTTTGTAATAGTTTGCAATATGGTTTTTTTATAATCGTGTTACATTCTAAATAAATGGCGAATTAAAGCTGGCTGCCTAGTAGGTAGTTTTTAAGGTTGAGAGGGGAAGACGGCAAACTTCCCCTCTTTTTATTAACTAAAAATTTATTAAAATGAGAGATTCATTGAAAATTATGCTTTACCTTATTATGAGTGTTGTTATATTAGTCATAGTATGGGTTATTATCTGTCCTATTTTATTAAATGGAGAAACTGTTCTAGAAAAAGTAGGAGGATTTGTTCTTCTAATAGGTACTCCTGCTATTATATTATTAGCTTCAGATAGATTTATTAACTAACTAAATATAAAACTATGAAAACTACATCCGACGAAATGAAGAAAGCCAAACGTATAGCTATGCGTGATATGCTTAGCGAATCTGTTAGTGATAAGCTAGCAATGGGAGTTGTTAAACCTTTCTTTCTAATACATGAGAAAGATATTTTATTGTATTCTAAAAGTAATATAAATGAAACGTATCCATTATACCAATAAAGACTATATAGACGTAACTAGAGAATATCATTCAACTGATATGTGGCTTAAACCGATAGGATTATGGTATTCATTAGACTATGTATGGGAACAGGTATGTATTGGTTACAATGTACCTTGTGGTAAGAATAAACTTTTACTGGATATTATTGATGAAGGTATATTTATTATTGATTCATTAGATAAGCTAAGAGTATTTATAGATAAATATGCTGACCTAGATAAAGGATTTATTAACTGGACAAGTGTACAGAATAAATATGATGGTTTCGAAGTACGTAACTATAACTATATACTAAGCCAGATAAGAAAATATTATCCTTATGAGCTTGAATATATTTGGTTTAACTCACTTGATTGTGCTAGTGGATGTTTATGGAATTTGTCAGCAATTCATAGTATTACAAAATTAGAGGAAAGCTTACAGAAATCTGGGGTTTTCTCATAAAATATATATAATTATGGAGAAATTAAAATTAGATGGCTACAAACATGATAAAAGACAATCATTACGTACTTTTATTACTAATTTTCTTAAAACCTATAATCGAGAATATCATACCTTATATGCAGAAGGAGAGAATGAAGGATTATTACAGACACCTTGGCGATGCTCACGTTCACTAGGTGATATAACAGCTATATGTAACTATTACTATCCTGATACAACGAAAGAGGAAGTAAAGGAAATACTATTAGGATCGGGTAAGAATCTAGTAGGACATTATTGTAGTGATATACATAAAAGAGTGTATGAACATTTATCTATACATCCTGGTTGGGTTCAAGCTGATAATGGTATGTTTGATGAATATGGTGATGAAATAACATATAATGACTATGAAGATAAGAATACATGATGAATTAAATTATCCTTTTAGTTCAATAGAAAAAGAATTATTTATAAGAGCACATGCTGACATAAAAAGTATACACTTAGCACACTCTGATAGTATAAATACCATTGATTTAATACGTAAAATATCTAAATATTTACATTTAACAGGCTTATATACTCTTTATGATGAAAAATCTAAATATATACTAGATAGGAAATTAACTGATATACAGTGGATGGGTTTACATACATTAGTAATACTTACTGTATCAGCATTAAATCAATATTCTGATAATATTATTTACTATAAACCAGGTAACCATATAGAAACTCCTTTTAGTACAACACTAACAACATTAGTAAAAGTATTAGATTATCTATGTGGTAAAATATTCTATGTTAATGAAATTGAATATTCCGTATGGTTTAATATTTATCATAATATATTAGGTAGTATATTATGTCCTGATGTTGGTGCTAGAGTTTTCTTTAATGAGAATATATATATATCACTAGAATTAGTTAAAAATCTCCTTAGTCAGGATAATATAAAAGATATTTATAGAATTATATTAATAGAATCCGATGAACCGAGTAAATATGCTCTTAGTTTAGGCGACCTTGATTATAGAGATGAATTTGGATATACAGTATATGATATATTAGATAGTTTAAAGAGAACTATTGTTTTTGATAAGGAGATAGATGATGATATGTATCATATAAATGAGGATGTTACTGGTATCCTTAAATGTAACACTAATATTATAAATTATACTAATTACGATAAAATGGTTAAAAAATATACAGATGAAAAGAAGACTTAAAGAAAATATTGCAGATAATTCAGATGGAACAACTTCATTTACTACTTCCAATGGTGCAAGTTGGAATATATATGATGTAGAACAGGTTAAGTTTGATACTTTACAAGAATACTTAAAAGAAAGCAGAGAAGCAATGAAAATACAAAATTTTGAAGCACGACAACCTTTTATACCAGAAGAAGCTGTAAAAGAAGAACCGAAAACCAAATTACCAAAGAAAGTGAGTAAGTTTATTAATGATATGAGAGAGAAATATGAGCAGTTACAGCAAAATAAAGAACTATCTGTATCTTCTTTGTCTAATAAAGAAAGCTCATTAGAAGATTTATTTGAAACAGATATATTGTCCTGCGTATATAATAGTTCTGTATCTTATTATCTATGGCATTCTTATCGAACTACTAAGAATCCTATATATTTATTAGCTCTTTTTATAGGTGCTAATATTTTAAGAACTGATATACACATTAGGATAGCTTACCAATGTGCATCTAGTTTACCTTTAGATGATAGTACAGAAAGTAAGAAAAAGTTTGAATCTGTTTTGAATAGAATATATGCTCCTGGTAATTTTGATAGACGTATAAGAGGATTATTAACAAGTATACCTGGATATAAGGCTAGTAGTGATACTGAACTAATAATAGATAGTAAAAACATGTTAGAAGATATTTTACCTATAATGTTAGAACATTTTAAAAATGGTGTAGTATATCCTGAGTTTAATATCAGCGATTACTATAGTTTATTAGAACTAAAACGTACAATACGTAAGTATAATATAACTACATGTAAGCTATTAGATAAAATATTATCTTTTAAAAAAAGCATGGAATTTGAATCTATTATAATGGGTTTAACTATAGTATATATGCCCTATGAAAATATGATGATAGCATGTTTTGCTGAGGTAAATAATGTATTATCTTCTATTAAATTATCACGCCATCATATAAAAAGTTTTAATATGTTTTTGGAAAAATATAATACAAATAATTTGGTTAAGAGCAAAAAAAGTAGTATGTTAGAACCAGTAACTATTGATGGTAAGGTATATGATAAGCATATTATTAACCAAGCTATTGAAGATTCTTTAGATGATGTATTGTTAAATGTTGAAATAGAGGAGGAACTAAATGAAGAAGAAGAAAGCTAAAAAGCCTATAATAGGTTTAGGTAAAAGTAGTTTACCTAAGGGACATCTTATATATGATGAGAATGAGTTAGAGAGAGAAACGCTTAAAATTAAATATTATGAGAGGATTAAGATTAATTATTGATCTTACACGTGTAGTAGCTAATGAAATAACAATAACTGAGTATTTATCTTTATATTATATTAAACTAGTTAATGCAGGCGAAGATCATAAATTATTCTTTAAATCGTTTTTACCTTCTGATAAGGATTATACATATTTAGGACAGAAAGGATTTGTTGTCACATCTGCTTTTAGTAAGTCACAATATGAACTAACAGATAAAGGTAGAAAACTATTTCCTAACATAGATAATTCATTTGAAGAATTTTATAATATGTTTCCACATAAAGTACCTGATAGTACAGGGCACTATAGACCAGTATCTACTAAGGATATAACAAGTGTAAGTGCTCAGGCTACTCGTAAGCTGTGGAATAGAATAATTGGGTCTAATCCTTCATTACAGGATAATATTATTGAAGGACTAAAGAAAGAGTTGAAATATAGAGAACGTAGTGGTACAATGATGTACCTTAATAATATAGATACGTGGTTACGTAATTATACATGGGAAAAATGGTTAGCTGATATTAATGATGAGGAGAAAAATGTGAATGGTAGTATGACAAAAATTTAAACTTTTTTAATTAAAAATTTGTAATTTTCGCATATTTTAGTTATATTTGTAGAAAGATTTGTGGGGAGAAAATATGCACTATAAAGAGACGTTAAAACAATTACAGCTAAATAAACAGAAACGTTTAGCTGGTGATGTAATATCTATACCATGGTCATTACCTAGATTATCTAAGATATTACCTGGTATTGAAAAATCAAGATACTATTTAGTTACTGCAAGTGCCAAAGCAGGAAAATCGCAACTCACTGATTATCTGTTTGTTTACCAACCTATCGAATGGTTGATGAACAATATGGATTCTAATATATCACTAAAGATATTCTATTTTTCTTTAGAGATGTCTATTAAGGCTAAGTTGCTATCTGCTATGTGCTATAAGCTTTTTCAGGAGCATCAGATTGTTATTAGTCCTCAGGATTTAAGTTCGGTATTTTCATCTTATATTATGGATGATGAAATTGAACAGCTTATTCAAGAGGAGAAATTTACTCATTGGTTTGATACATTAGAATCGGTAGTTACCTATCATGATGATGTACGCAATCCTTATGGTATATTTAAAGTAATAAAATCTTATGCTGAACATCCTGATAATGGTAGATACACATATAAATCTATACCATGGCAGAATGATGACGGTACGTTTATTCAAAAGACAGTAAGGGATAAATATATTCCTGTCCGTCCTAATGAATATGTACTTATTATTGTTGACCATATAGGTTTATTACAGCCTAAGGCTGGTGATAATCTACACCAGGCTATTAGTGAGTTTAGTAGCGGATATTGTCTTGAGATGCGTGATAGATGGGGTTATTCGCCTGTAATAGTACAGCAACAAACAGCCGATTCTTCTAAGGCACAATTTACTGTCAGAGGAGATACTATTATAGATAAGATTAAACCTGATCAAGAAGGGCTGGCTGATAATAAATATACAGCCAGGGATGTAGACTTGATGATTAGTTTATTCTATCCTAAGAGATATAATATAAATTTCTATGAAGGAATAGATTTAACTAAGATCGGAGAGCAACATAGAGAGTTTGCAATTAATTTAAACAGAAATGGTATATCTAATGCATCATTACAGTTATTTTTTGTAGGTTCAAATTCTTATTTTGAAGAATTACCTAAGGAGATAAATGATTTTGATTATGAAAGATATAATCAACTGTTAACTAAAAATAAGAGGAATAAATAATATGTCAGAATTAATAGGAATTGTAGGAGCAACTGGTACAGGAAAAAGTACAGCTATCATGCAAGACCCTGATTTAGGTATTGAAGGATTAAATCCTAAGGAAACATTTATTATCAATATAGCAAATAAACCATTGCCATTTAAAGGATGGAAGAAACACTTTATTCCTTTGAATAAGGATGGGGAAGGAAACTTGCTTAATTCTGATAATCCAATAGATGTACTAAAAGTACTGGATTATATAGATAAGGTAAGAACAGATATTAAATATATTATAATAGATGATTTTCAATACGTACTTGCCTTTGAATTTATGTCTAAAGCTTTAGAAAAAGGCTTTGACAAGTTTTCTATAATGGCAAAAAATGCTTTCGATATACTTAATAAAGGACGTAAGCTAAGAGATGACCTTAAAGTATTTGTACTTACTCATTCAGAAGAGTATCAGAAAGATTTTGAAACTGTACGTAAGATGAAAACAATCGGCAAACTTTTGGACGATAAGGTAACATTGGAAGGCTTATTTACTGTATTATTATATACCCATTCGGAATGGGATGATAAGGCAGAAAAAGGCAGTTACTTCTTTGTTACTAATAGAACAAATGATTACCCCGCCAAGAGTCCTGTACGTATGTTTGATAGTATAAAGATACCTAATGATTTGGGCTTTGTTAGCCGTAAGATTGATGAATATAATAAATAATAATTTAATTAAAAACTATGAGTGGAATTAATTTTAACAATGAGAGCGAGTTTATTAATGAAGTGAGTATTTTTAACAATGGCGAACCAGGTATTGTTGAGAATGTTAAAGTGAGAGTAGAGGTGAAGTCTCCTGAAGATGAAGATAAGAAACCTGCATATAAGTTTATTGCTCAAGATAAGCATGGAGAGATTAACGAAGGATTTTTCTATTATGAATCAGCCGAAGATAAAGGATTCAAGAATTATCAAGCACAGAGACTTATAAGGTTAGCTAAGGGAGTACTTGGGGATGATGTTGAATTTCCAGTTTTTAATACACCAAAAGAGGCACTAGATAATATTATGAAGATGGTTGCTAAAGGTTGTAAAGATAAATATTATCGTGTAGCTGTATGCTACGGTACAACCAGAAGGCCCGATTCATATCTACGCTTTAGATCATTTGGTCGTTTTATTGAGCCTATGTCGGTTGAACCGGCTACATTAAAGTTTGATAATAGCGATAATATGGTTAAGAAAGCTATAGAACCTACTAGTGAACAGTTGTTAGTACAACAGATGAACCAAAACCTACCAGAACAACCATCACCTTCTCCAGATGAAGAGAAGAGTGATCTACCGTTCTAGGTAGAATATTTTCTCAGTATAATTATATAACCATTGAAAGTAGGCTCCTATATTGGGGCCTACTTTTTTTATCTATCTATATATGGATAAATCAATTATTGATTTTAACGATCCTATCTATGCTAATAGGTCTTTTGTTACTAAAGAATCTTTATTGGAATATGTCAGTGAATATGATATTCTTAAGAATTATTATCCCGATATTGAACTAGGCACTGTAATCAATAGTCCTCTTCGTAAAGATAACCATCCTAGCTTTAGCTTATTCTATTCAGAAGCTAATGATTGTATTCTTTATAAAGACCAGGCTACAGGTGATATAGGTAATATCTTCGATTTTATACAAAGACTATACAATATACCCAGTTATGCTGATACCTTAGAACAGATAGCTACTGATTTTGGTATAGATAAATATTTTATTATCTCTAAACCAAAAACTAAAAAACTTAAGGCAACTAAAGCATATCACACGTCTTATAAAGAAACATATACGTATGAGCTTAAGATAGTAGCTAGAGACTGGAAAGAATCAGATTTAGTTTTTTGGGATTCATTTGGTATATGTCTGGACACATTAAAACGATTTAATGTAGTACCTATAGAAGGTTATTATTCTAATAACCAAGGTACTTCTATTTATGTTAATACAAGGGATTTAAGCTATGCTTTTTTAGAATATAAAGATTTACAACTTACTTATAAGATATATAGACCATTTCAGAGTAAAGAACGTAAATGGCGAACTAATCATCCTTATGGTGTTCATCAGGGATATAACCAGTTACCTCATATAGGTGAACATCTGATAATCACCAAATCATTGAAAGATGTAATGTCTTTATATGATGTAGCATCTATTCCTTCTATTGCTATACAAGCAGAAACTAATTCTATTAAGCCTCAAGTTATGAATGAATATATCAGTAGGTTTAATAATGTTTATACACTCTTTGATACTGATATAACAGGATTAGAAAGTATGCTTAAATATCTCAAAAAGTATAATATTATAGGTATTAGTATTCCTATAAAAAAATATCCATTAGCAAAAGATTTTAGTGACTTAGTAAAATTTTATGGTAGTGAAAAAGCATTATATTTCTTAAATAACAAATTAAAAATTTCTTAATTATGGTAACAAAACTTATTTGTAAGACGCCTAAACATTATCAACTTACTGAAGGTAAAGTATATGAAGTAGTTGAATTTGTTAATGGTGAAACAAGTGTATTATTAACTAATGATTTAGGTGTTCTAAAACGCTATTCCATGAAACTTTTTGAAAAAGAAGTAAGTGTAGATACTCTGTTTGATGAAATAATAAAAGAACTTAATTTTAAAATGCCTGTTACTCGTCCTCAAGGCAATTCTTCAGTAATTTACTTTGAAATTTTAGGACAACCTAATAATGGATTAACCTTATTTCGCTCACAGACAAGTTGTAGCGTAAAAGATATAGAAGGTATAAATTCATTGATAGGTAGACTAAGAAGACTTATAGATCAGTATTTAGATCATAATGATAAGGTTAAACTATTATCTGCTAATGACCGATATGAATTAAAGTCTATGTTAGGTACAGCATTGGCTGATAAAATAAACTGGACTGATATAATACAAGAAATAAAAGCAGTTACCTTTTATTTTGTTACTACTCACTATGATAAACAAGATGGTGAAGATGTTTTTGGAGAAAATTTCAGAAATGTTTTAATGAAAACATTGCATTCTATATCTACTACACGTAACGAGAATATTAAAAATATAATAAGAAGAACTAAAAATTATTCAGGTCAAAATCTTATTGCATTAGTAATTCCAAATCCTATAAAATAATAAAATTATGAAAATTCCGAAGATTGGTATTCCATTTTGGAGAATGGGAGATAATAGTTTAGGTGTAACATTGCCTTACTATACATATTTTGAACGTTTTGGTTATATTGTAGTGCTTAATCCCATGGTTGAACCAAATCAAGAATTATATACTGATATTGACCTATTAGTATTGCCTGGTGGTGCTGATATACTACCAGAAAGGTATAATCATATGCCTAGCCTGTTTACAGGTAAGCCGGACTTGATAAAAGATTATTTTGATATGCATGTACTTCCTAGGTATATTGCTGATACAGATATTCCTATATTTGGTATATGTAGAGGTTTTCAATCTATAGCTGTACATTTTGGATATCCATTAATACAGGATATGTATCATGAAACTAATAAACCCGATAAGAGGTGGGAAAATGTACATAAGCTGTCTGTTAATTCAGCTTTTGTAGAAGAGATGGCAAAATTTAACGAAAAAATAGAAGATAATTCTGATAAAATATATGATTCACTATATAATATTAAATTACCTTTTAATCGTGAATATGACAAAATTAAGAAAAGAAATCTTATTACTTTTTCAGTTAATTCATTGCACCATCAGGCTGTATCTAGTACACAGATAGAAGAAGATAAATCTTTTAATATTATAGCCAAGTATCAAGGTGCTTTTGCTCCTTTTATTGAAGCAATGGTTTCTGAAGATAGCAGAATAGCAGGAGTACAATATCATCCTGAAGAGCTGTTTGACGAACCAATAGCTAAGTATTTAATTTATAAATTATTATATAAAGTATGAAAAAAGAAAGAATTTTTGTTTATGGTACCTTACTAGAAGGTTGTGGTAATCATCAATATTATCTGCGTGATGCTAAGAAACTAGGCGAACATATAACAGATTCACAATTTACTATGCTACATTTAGGTGGTTTTCCTGGAGTTATAGGAATAGGTAATACAGCTATTAGAGGTGAAGTATATGAGATTACTGAAAATGAGTTTAGGGATATAGATGGTTTAGAAGGATATAATCCTAATAATCCTTCTTATGGTCTGTATGATAGAACACAAATAAAAACTCCATGGGGTAATGCATGGATATACCTATATAATCATCGTGATAATCATCATTTTAATAAAATAACCTCAGGATCATGGAGAAACAAAGACTAAGAAAACGCCGTGTACAGATACGTACAAGAAATCATTCAGCTAGACCATTAAGGGGTAATATAATGGCTGACCGTTCAGCTATTGTACGATTAGGTTCACTTACTACATTAGAGGATGCCTATACAAGAAAGAAAAATCTTAATAATATTGTTGAGATAAATACTGTGGAAGCTGTACAGAACAGTAGAGATAAATTTGCTATGAAAAAATGTTTTGATAATGCAAAAATCTCTCATGCAGACTATTACATTGATTCTACTAAAATAGATGATAGTATAGATTATCCTATTGTAGCTAAACGTAGATTTGGTTTTAAAGGTAGAGGTATGTATCTACTATTTTCCAGAGGTGAATTTTTAAACTTTATGGAAAAGCAATATGATAAAGACTACTTCTTTGAAAAATTCTATAATTATGCACGTGAATATAGGCTACATATATGTAATGGTCAAATATTTATGGTGTGGCGTAAGTTACGTAAGAAAGATGCTGAAGAAAGGTGGTATTTTAATGATTCTAACTGTAACTGGGTAAGTGAACAGCATGAGTTATTTAACAAACCAGTTAACTGGAAAGATATATGTAAGCATAGTATAAAGGCAATGAAAGCTGTTGGATTAGATTTAGGAGCTGTTGATGTGAGGGTACAATCTGATAAGCACGAAACACCGTTATTTATTATTTGCGAAGTAAATAGTGCTCCTGCCTTAGGTAATAGGGGCATTGAAGAATATAAAAAACAAATCCAAAATTTTATTGATAATTATGAAAAATGATATTTTTATTTTTGATAGTATAGGATCAGACCCTGAGTTTTTCTTAACTGATGAGAATGGTAAATATGTTTCTGGTGCTTTAGTCACTACAGGAGGTAAGCGTAAGCCGGAAAAATTAGATAAATTAGGTTTTAATATCTTTACTGATAATCTGGCAGTAGAAGGTAATATACCACCAGCATCAACATTTGATAAGTTTAATAATAATATGCTTAAGCTTATTGATTATATAGGTGAAAGAGCAGAACAGAAGAACCTTAGTGTAGCTCATGTTGGTCAGGCTGAGTTTAGTACAGAAGATTGTAATAGTATACAAGGACAGGAATTTGCCTGCTCAGCATCATTATATGCATGGCAGGGTATATATTATAAAACATTTGATGCTGTATCTATCAATGCCTGTCGTACTACAGATTTTTCTAGAGATAGAATGAGAACAGCTGGTTTTCATATTCATATAGGCTATCATGTAGAAAATAAAACTTTTACTGATCCTTTAGTATATGACTTACTAGTGGCTAAAATATTTGACCTGTTTGTTAGCTTACCTACTCTTGAGATACAGAATAAAGAAACGTTCAGAGAAGAAAATTTTGGTTTATTAGGTAACTTTAGAAGCAAAAGATATGGTGTTGAATGTAGGTCGTTAAGCGGTTATTTTACTCATCCTACTTATTATAAATGGCTGTGGACACAGATACAACACATGTTTGAATATATCAACTCATTAAGTAAAGATGAGCTTACAGAGCTTCTGGAACTGCATATTTTTGATGCTCCTAATAAAGCTATGGTAAAACAAGAGTTTGAGAAATTTTCACCAGAGACTCCTGATATGATACATCACTTTTCTAATTTAATTAATATTAATACTTATGCAATATAATAAATACAACCTTATTCTTCTTGTTATTGTTGTAATCTTCTATATCATGTTGCCTGAAGATATAACAGCTGCGTGTGGTTTATTTGCTTTCTTCGGTTCTAATCCTACCAAATATTTTAGCTGGAAAGATTTTAAGATATTAGGTGTTTTTAATGATGCCAGAGGTAATGATGCGTGCGGTATAACAACAAACGATAATGTACAGAAATATTGGCATCAGGGTATTGTTGAGTTTAAGGATGCTATAATAAAGAAAGAGATAATACACAATTTTACTGTTAAAGACCATATCTTAGGACATACAAGAAAAGCATCTAGTGGAGGTAATTGTATAGACACAGCACAACCTTTAATATTCTATAAAAACGATGGCCCCCCATTATCGAAAGCATATAAAGATGAAAATTATAGGCTTTGGTTGAAAAAACAGCCTAAGAAAAGTATTGTTTTTAGTGGTATACATAATGGTACAATACATAATATAGATAAGTTAGCAGAAAAATATCATGTTAAAACGAAAGATAAGAATGACACTGCTATGTTATTTGAGATACTGTTTAAAGGACATTATGAAGTACTAACTGAATATGAAGGTACAGCATCATTAGTTTTTTATGATTACTATACCGAACAGATATATATCTGGAGAGGCGAATCCTTGGCTTACAGCAGTAGTGTTGCTGTTTCTGAAGAAAGACCATTATTTTATTATGCCCCTGCTAAGAATAATTTCTATTTATCTTCTTTAAAAAACTCATTACTATTTATAGGAGCTCCTGAGAACCATGCAATGGAAGTACCTTCTAATACTCTGTTTGTATATCATAAAGGAAAACTGGTAAGTAATGTAGCTTATGATAGGTCGAAAGCTAAACAGGTAGTTACATATTCTTCTACAGGTAATGCATGGAATTACAGAGATAGTAATAATTCATGGGATAGGTATTCTGCAAGACATTATACGCCTGCTATACAAGGATTTCATAATAATAAGTATGGTAATAATAATACAACAGATAAGCTACGTAAAGATGATACTAAGCGTCTTTATCTTGTAACATCTGGTTCATTCTCTAAAGGAGCTTATAGGCTAATAAATGAGAATGTAGCAGCTATTGCAATAAATAACCCACGCAGATTAGCTTTTTGTAAAGGTAGATATTGGTATGGTAATAATTTAGCACATGGTCTATTGCCTGTTAATACTTTAGGTATCATACCACATAAAAAACAATTACCTCTAGCTATTTCTAAAGCTAAACTATATGGGTTTATTGAAGGTGTACTGGTAGAAGATTTAGCATCATATTTTATTATGCAAGATACTTATAATAACATATTAGCAGATTTAATTGAAGCAGATAAGATTGATATAAATGATATTATTCTAAAAGAGAGGGATTTACTAGAAAATTTAGCTTTCTTTACTGACCATTTTACTGATAGTATAGTATCAGTAAGTGAGATTGAAGCAGTTAAGTTTTTAAACAATCGTAATGAATATCATTATTATACAGGTGTTACACATCCTAAATTCTCTAATAGGAAATATGCTTTTGAAAATGGTGACCTTAATTACATAGAATATATGAGTAATATATCTTATGATCTTAACCATACACAGGAAGATGTTACTGAAGTATTGGATTATATAGAAACACCTATGGAATTTTATGCAGAGAAAGGACAAGCTGAATCAGATATAGATGCTATAGGTAGAATACTTATACAACAAAAAGACAAAGATATACCTATTTCTTTCTTTACTAAAGTTTTAAGAGGTGAAATAGAATATGATATAAATACTAGTCTTAAAGAAGAATTTCTTTTAGCTAAATCAATATATTATAAAACATTCTATTCACATCTAAAATTTAATAGATGTGATAAAGACCAGTGTAAAGACTGTTCTTATTATGAGAAATATTTAGAATATTGTATACGTTGTGTACAAGAATCAAGTTTAAAAATTGTTACAAAATAAAATATAATGACAGCATATACAAAAGATATAGACGCAGTAGTTACTACCGTACAAGGAAAGAAAACCTTACGCAAATATTGTCGTTATATAGGCAAAGAGTATCATGAGATTAATGTAGATTGTTTTAAAATTAATGGTACATGGTATAGAACTAAAGGTGATAAAATTATTTATGATTATGAACTATATAAATGGAGACTTAAATCAGATGCTCCTTTTGTAAGAGGTGTAATTGATATTCTACCTAATAATGAATATCAATACGGTCATTTTACTCCTTTGAAAGGAAAAAATATTGATATTATGGTAGGTAAATCATTATATAGAATAATGACTGGTATAGATATATCATTGATAGAAAAAGGTAGCCTTATTGAAGGTCGTAATGGTGTCTTCTATTCAGCTGAAATAAAAGATTCTTTTAAAAAAGAATTAGACCAGTATGTTAATATTGGTGGAAGACAAGCATCTTTTTATAATATATCATGGGATTATAGCTCTGAATATAATATACCTGAATTTCAAAATGTATTTAGTAATACAAAACTAAAAGGTAAACTATATAATAATTATTATAATTATCTAAAATATACTTTCGGGATTGAGTTTGAAACAGATAATGGTGCTATTCCTGAGAGGTATCTTAGACCGATGGGTTTAATACCTTGTAGAGATGGTAGTATAGGTGGTTTCGAATATGTTACTGTACCGTTATATCAGGAGAAAGGTATACAGGCTGTACATGAGCACTGTAAATTATTATCTTATTTTTGTGTTATCAATAAATATAATTCCGTACATCTTCATCTAGGAGGTTATCCTAGAACAAAAGAACATGTTGTGGGATTATATAGAATGTTAACATTTTTACAGGACGATATATATAAATTATTTCCTTCTGCATATAGAAATACTAGTTTATTTAAAAGACGTTCTTATTGTGAGCCTTTAGCTTATGTACCAGGTTCGCAAGATATTGATAACTCATTAAGTAATATTATTGCAAGATTAGGAGGACGTTATGATGGTACTTTACCAGAAGGTCAACATCATCCTATGGATTTTACAGGTGAACATAAGTGGCAAATTAGTCCTAGATATAAAATAATAAATCTTATTCCTCTAATCTGGGGTAATAGAGGTACTGTCGAGTTTAGAGTACACACACCTACTATAGATTTTAATAAAGTTATTTATTGGTTATTTATATGTTCAGCTATTTTACAATATGCAGAACAAAAATATATGAAATTTACTGTACCAACAAATAATTTTCAAAAATCAGTATCGTTATCTAAGATTATGAAAACTGTTTATCCTCTTGATATAGCTAATAAGATTATTGACTATATAGATGTTAGGACAAAATACTATGCAAATGGTAATGATCCTTCAGGTGAACACGAAGTATTAGATGAGACTAAGCTTAGAACACTTCCTGTTAATAATATTAACCCTTTAATTAGAGTATATGAATAGAGAAGAACAAATACAATATAGTAAAAATCTTGTTAGTAAAGAGCTTATACTACTTTATGGAACTGCTATACAGGATTTATATGCTTATCAAGAGATGAATGATGATAATATTAATCCATTACGGCTATTTATTGAGAATGAGATAGAGAAATGCGATTTGATAAGTGAAAATGAAAAATACTATAGCTTAACAGTAATTGATTCGTTAATTTTACATTTAATAGAACTAATAGAAGATGAAAGAAAAATACAATAATTTATTGGCTGATTATTTAGCAGAAAGACAAGTACTGAAAACACCTGAAGAATATTTTAAATATCCAGCACTATCTTCTTCTATAATAAAGAATGTCTGTTATGATCCTTCTGTATTAGACAAGCCACGTGATACACTACCTAGCTTATATATGAATCTAGGTAGTGCTGTTGACCTAATGGTCACACAACCTGATAATACAGAAGATATAGTTGTAATGGATAGTATACCCAGTGATAATAATATTCAAATGATTGAGTTAGTATTACAACATTATCCTGATATACAGTCTTTGGAAGAACTGAATGATGAACAGGTGTCTTATCTTTATGATACTATAGGTTCACGTGTTAATTGGGGTATAAAAGTTAAAAAAGATAAGCTGGTTGATTATTCTAATGATTATTTTGTTAAGATAAAAAATAATAAAAATAAAATTATTTTAACAAAACCTTTATATAGCCTTGCTACAGATATAAGTTTAGCATTACAGACATATCCTACTACCAAACATTTGTTTAATGGTAGTAATGAGAGGTTTACTATTTTTTATCAATATAAGGTAACATTTAGTTTTAGTGGTTTAGAATTTAAAAGTATGTTTGATATATTGGTTATAGATAATGTACATAAAACAATATCTATCTATGACCTTAAGGTAGGTGGTAATCCTTTTCTCAGTAGTTTTTATAAATTCAAATGGTATTATCAGGCAGGATTATATCAATTAGCATTATCAAAACTAATGTTTGAATTTAAGAAAATATCAAATGCTCATAAATCTTTTGGAGAAGAATATAATGTTGAAGATTTTACTTTTATACATGTTAATACAAACAATATAAAACACATCTTCCAATATAGTGTACCTGAAGAACTACAAGATACAATAGTTAGTACAGGTTTATCAGAAGGGTTTAAATATATATATTCTTTACGTGGTATTATAAAAGCTATTAATTATTATATGGAAGCTGTAGAAGGAAATGAAAATTCATCTGTTACATATGATAATGTTATGCCATATGTATTACATATAAATAAGGGAGTAATTCCTTTATTTTATTATATGGACACAGACCTAGGTATTTTGCAATAATTTTAGTAACTTTGTATAAAAATTTTTATATGATATATACAAAAAAACATGTTTATGAAGAAACTTTAAAATTCTTTGATGGTGATGATTTAGCTACTAATGTATGGATAGATAAATATGCTTTAAGAGATAAAAAAGAGAATTTCCTGGAAAATAATCCTATGCATATGTATGAACGTGTGGCATCGGAATTGAATAGGATAGAAAGAACTTATGATAATCCTTTATCTTATGGTACTATACTTAGGTTACTATTAGAAAGGAAGTTTATACCTGCTGGTAGTAACCTTTTTGGTATAGGTAATGATTATCAATATACTTCACTGGCTAATTGCTTTGTTATAGGTAATACAGAAGATAGCTATTCAGGATTACTACAGACAGATGCTGAGCAGGCTCTTCTTATGAAGAGAAGAGGTGGTGTAGGACACGACATATCACACTTACGTCCTAAAGGTAGCTTAGTACAAAATGCTGCTAAAACATCAACAGGCTCAGTATCTTTTATGAATAGATTTTCTAATACTACACGTGAAGTAGGACAGGGAGGACGTAGAGGAGCGTTAATGCTTACCATGATAATTACTCATCCTGATATATTTGATTTTATTACAGCTAAGGATGATTTAACAAAGATTACTGGTGCTAATATATCAGTACGTATAACTGATGAGTTTATGGAGGCTGTTAAAAAGGACAAGGACTTTGTTTTACGTTATCCACATATACCTAATCTAGAAGGTGATATTGATGAGCTTCCTTTGAATGAAACTATTACTAATAAGTATGGTTATATGTTTCGTAAGATAAAGGCAAGACAATTATGGAATGTTATCATTAAACAGGCTCATAAAAATGGTGAGCCTGGCTTATTATTCTGGGATAATATAGTTAATAATTCGCCTGCTGATTGCTACGAACAGTTTCAAACAAAATCAACCAATCCTTGCGGAGAGGTACCACTCTCATTCTATGATAGTTGCAGACTTGCTTCTATGATATTACCTTCATATGTAGTTGATCCATTTACTAAAAATGCTAGATTTGATTTTGATTTATTTGCTGAGGATGTAGAGAAAGCACAGCGGTTAATGGATGATACTATTGATTTAGAAAAAGAACGTATAGAAGCTATCTTAGAAAAGATAAATAAGGAGTATTCTGTTAATAATATTGAATCTGTACTATGGCAAAAAATACTAACATCATTATTAGACGGTCGTAGGACAGGCTTAGGTACTCTAGGATTAGCTGATGCATTAGCTATGCTTAATATACCTTATGGTAGCCCTGAGTCTATTAGAATAGCTGAGGATATACATAAATCATTAGCCTTAGGTTCTTATAGTTCATCTATTATATTAGCTAAAGAAAGAGGTTGTTTTACTGCTTATGATTATAAGAGGGAAAAAGACCATATTTTTATTAGAAAAATATATGATAAACTATCTAACAAGCTGCAGAAAGAATATGAAAAGTATGGTAGACGTAATATTAGCAATCTATCTATAGCACCTACAGGTACATTAGCTATCCTTACAGGTTATTCAAGTGGTATAGAACCTGTTTTTAAACTGTTTTATAACCGTAAGAGACGGGTAGATGAAAATCATCCTAACAAATCCTTTAAAGACGATAGTGGTGACTGGTGGGAAGAATATAAAGTATTACATCTACAGTTTAAAAAATATCTTAAGCAGTTTGGTGATATAGATGAAAAAGATTTACATAAATATATAGAAAAATCGCCTTATTATAATGTTACTACTGAAGATATTTATCCTGTGGATAAAATTAAGTTACAATCAGCTATACAACAATGGATAGATCATAGTATAAGTATTACACATAATGTTTCTGAAGATACTACTTATGAATCTATAGAAAGTATCTATTTTAAGGCTTGGGAAACAGGATGTAAGGGTTCTACTGTATATAGGCAAAACAGCAGATTAGGTGTTCTTACATCAGGCAAACCTGAAGAGAAATTTAAACAGCATGATTCAATAAAAAGACCTAAAGATGTACCATGTGATATTTACATACCTACCAGCAAAGGACAGAAATATGTCGTCTGTATAGGTATTATAGATAATCATCCTTTTGAGATATTTGCTTTTGATTATGATGATAATTTTAAGATACCTGAAGATAAAGGTATTCTTAGGAAAGTTAAGAAAGGATATTATGATTTAATTATACCTAATGGTAGCAATATAGTTATTAAAGATGTTACATCTAAGATGAGCCAGTCGGAAGAAGACCGTACACGTATGATTTCAACTGCCCTAAGGCACGGTGCTGATATTAAATTTGTTGTTGAACAACTTAGAAAATCTAAAGGAGATATTACTACATTCAGTAAAGTTATTGCTAGAGTATTAAGTAAATATATTAATTCAGGTACTTTACAAAAAGCTACCTGTCCTGTATGTAATGCTACGTTAGTTTATGAAGGCGGTTGTAATATATGTAAGAATTGTGGCTTTTCAAAATGTGAATAAATATGAGTAACTATAATAAAGTAATATGTCCTTTTTGCAACAAACAAATACCTTATATATATGAGACTGTTTATATCTATAAAAAAAAGAAAAGACGACGGCATAAGCCAAAGAAACAGAAAATAGTTGTAGGTATTGATTTCGAAGGACATAAAAATAACTGTTCTCAATACAGAGAATTTATAAATAAAAATAAATGATTTATTATTTAGGAGTAGAGAGACAAGATAATCAGTTTGGAATAGCTACTATAGCTATGATATATGATTATTTTAAAGATAAGAAGGAGATTGCTTTTGATACAGAAACGACAGGATTATCCCCGCAGGATAATTCTGTTCTTCTGTACCAATTAGGAGATGTAGATAATCAATTTGTTGTTAATGCTAAAGAATATGATTTATCTATCTTTAAAGATTTATTTGAAGATGAAGATAAGGTATTCTTAATGCATCATGCTGCTTTTGACTTAGGTTTTCTTTATAAGTATAAAATTCTACCTGTTAATATATGGGACACTTACTTAGCTGAAGCTGTTCTTTATAAAGGTAATAAGAAGATGCGTAAATCTTTAGATGAGGTAGCATATAGATACTGTAAAACAACCTTAGATAAGAGTATACGTGGTATAATACATAAGGTAGGTATTACTTCTGAGGTAATAAAATATGGAGCTGATGATGTTGCTTATCTACATAGTATTAAAAGACATCAATATGCACTATTAGAAAAGAAGGAATTATTACTGTCTATACGTCTTGAAAATGAATTTGTTAAAGCATTAGCTTATACAAGTTTTTGTGGTATCTATCTTGATAAAAACTCTTGGATAGCTAAGTTTCAAGAAGACTACGATAGTATGTTGAAGTATAAGGAACAGCTTGATGATTATATTATTGAACATGGTTATACTAAATATATAGACCAACAGCTATCATTAGATTTTGGTAATAGTAAAAAAGCATCTTGTCTTATTAATTGGTCATCACCTTTACAGGTAGGTTCGTTATTTAAAGATATAGGTATTAATATTATTGATGCTAAAGGTAAAGAGTCTGTTAATGTTAATAACCTAAAGTTTCAGGTAAATAAGTTTGATATTCTTCCTATTTATATGGAATATAAGAAGTATGAAAAATCTACTTCAACTTATGGTATGGGAGTATTAAAAACTATTAATTCTGTAACAGGCAGGATACATACTGTTTTTAGCCAAGTTAAAGATACGGGGAGAATTTCTTCAGGAGATAAAAAACGTGATAAAAATTCTATCAATTTACAGAATTTACCGGCAGAAGAACGTACTCGTAAATGTTTTCAAGCTCAGGGAGAAAATATTCTTATTGATGCCGACTATAGTGGTCAAGAACAAATTATCTTTGCTAATTTTACTAAAGAACCTAATCTAATTAAATTTTATGAAAATGATTTAGGTGATATGCATAGCTATATAGCATCGTTAATCTATCCTGAACTACAAGGATTATCTCTATCTGAAATAAAAGAAAAATATCCTCAGTTAAGACAGAATGCTAAGGCAGCCGGTTTTGCTATCAACTATGGGGGTAATGGACGTACTATAGCTAATAATTTAAATATACCAGAGGAAGAAGGCAATGAGATTTATGAAAAATATTTTAAAGCATTTCCTCAGGTAGAAGAATATTTTAAGAGGGTTACTTATGATGCACTTACTAAAGGACATATTTTAATAAATGATTTTATTAAAAGTAAATGTTATATTTTTCAGTATCATGAGTATCTTCAGTTAGTTAAACAGGTTAATCAGCCTGGTTTTTGGACTAATTATAGAGCATCTAAACAAAGTACTTTAACCAGAGAACGTGAATATTATAAAAGTATTGTAAGTAAATATTTTGGATTAAAGGGTGAATTTACTCGTATGTCTCTAAATTATCCAATACAGGGTACAGGTGCAGAAATGATAAAAATGGCTACGATATTTTTCTTTAATCATTTAGTAAAAAATAATTTACTATTTAAGGTATATATAGTTAATCTTATTCATGATGAGATATTAATTGAAACACCTAAAGAATTAGCTGAAGAATTAAAAACAGTTTTACAAGATTGTATGGAAAAAGCAGGTGGTTATTTTTGTAAAACTATACCAATAAAAGCAACACCTGTTATTTCTAATCATTGGACACATTAATAAATAAGTTATGAAAACAAGAGAAGATTTTTGGGAAGTAGATAAGCAAATGTCAAAGAAAATAAGAGATGAAATTGAAAAAGAAGCATTAATCGAAAATAACAATCGTATACTAAACTTTATGGATTTTCTTTATGACCCTGTTACAGGTACTATGAGCACACGTAGTGGAATAAAAACAAATATTAAAGAATATATATTATGTACTTGTTCTGAACTAGAATCTCCTTGTAGCTATTGTAAAGGAAAAATTGATATGAAATTTAATTCTTCATGGGATTGGCTTATGCCTATAATTGAGGAAATATTTAATCTCGATAAAGACTTGTGGGAAGCAAGAGAAAACATAAAAGATGCATTGATGACTTTTAATATAGAAGAAACCTATTCTGAAGTTATTGAATTTATTAAGAGGTATAATAAAAATAAAGATGAAAACTGAAATATTACACGAAGATAGACAGAATATATTTTTTACCTCAGATTTACATCTAAATCATGAAAGAGTAATTGAATATTGCAATAGACCTTTTTCTAATGTTATAGAGATGAATAAAACTATAGTAAATAACTGGAATAAGGTTGTTGATACTGGAGATATAGTTTTTGTATTAGGTGATTTTTCTTTTGGTAATCAGAAGACATGGTTATATTTTATTGAACAATTAGAAGGATTTATTTATTTAGTAAAAGGTAATCACGATAAAAGTATACCTAAAGAAAATACTAATCTTAATGATAAGTTCAAATGGGTTGATGGTTTTCTTAATACCAGAATAATAGATACTGAATTTGATGGTAATGAACAACGAGTAACATTATGTCATTATCCTATGTTATCCTGGTATCATTCACATAAAGGAGCATGGCAACTATTTGGACATATACATTCGAATGATTATAATAAATTACTACATACAAAAGAATCTCCTTTTAAAACTTCTCAGTATGATGTAGGAGTAGATAATAATAATTTTACTCCTGTACATTGGAATGAAATAAAAAGTATATTAACTAAACAAATAAGGTCATGAGTAAAGATGTAGCTACTTGTCCACTTTGTGGATCAGATTTACAAAAAATAAATGATATTACTTACGAATGTTATGAATGTAAAATAATCGTTACATTAGAAATTGATACAAGTAATATGGAAGACGAACCTGATTATATTAAAGGAGTAGACTATTATGATTGATAAAATAGATAAATTACAAGATGTATTTGATAATGGATTAACCGAAGTATGGTTTGTATCTACTCCTACTGGTAAATTATATAAATATGTTGGCTCTATAAATAACGTATTACAAGAATTTATAGTAGAAATTGATAAAAATAATGAAGAAGATATAAACATCTATGGTTCTGATACTATTTTGGAAATTTTTGCGTAATTAGAGAAAAATGACTTAACCAGATGGTTTCTGAGAGACTTTCTATATACCAGTAATGGTATTATATCAAAAAACATGAAAGTCTCTTAAATCGTCTTAAAATAGCTTTAAAATGGATTTAGATAAAAAAGAACTATATACAATAGTAATTTGGCCAGAATCACAATATTTTATAGGAAAACCACATTGTTACCTAATAAATGATGAGCATGGTTATATAAATTTTGGAGATTCTGCTTATTTTGTTAGATTAGATATTTATGAAAATATGGGTGCTGATACAAAATTTAATAAGTAAACAATAATAACTATGAGAATAATTAAATTTAGAGCTTGGGATGAAAATGCTGAGGTTATGTTTTACTCAGACCAAGACAAAGGAGATTATTATTTCTTTTTAGATACAGATGGGTTACACGCTGGATGCCCAGAATTAACATATTCGAGTGGCCCTATGGAACCACCCCAGTACGAACACAGGGAAGTTGGCAATATCATGCAGTACACTGGGTTGTTTGACAAGAACGGCAAAGAGATATATGAATCAGATATAATGATTGCTATGATAAACTCAACCCTTGCTGAAGCTGAAGTTAAGTTCTATAATGGTTGTTTTTATTTACAGCACATAGGAGTTGAGAAAATGGCTGTGCCATTAGCTGAACAACACTATTGGCAAGAAATTATCGGCAACATATACGAAAATCCAGAATTACTAAAATGAAAACATTTGCAGTAGGAGATATTCATGGTGCTTATAAAGCATTACTACAAGTATTAGAGAAATCTAACTTTAGTAAACAAGAAGATAGATTAATCTGCTTAGGTGATGTAGCCGATGGTTGGTCTGAAGTGCCTGAATGTTTTGATGAATTATTAACTATTAATAATCTTATCTATATAATGGGTAATCATGATTTGTGGCTTTATGAGTGGCTCAAATTTGGTACTTCTCCTGATATATGGACTCAACAAGGTGGACAAGCAACTATTGATGCTTATATAAGACGATTTGAAAAAGAAGGTAATCAATTTGCTAAAAGTCATGAATATTTTTTACATAAAGCACCTCATTATTATATAGATGAAAAGAATAGACTATATGTACATGGTGGCTTTAATTGGCATATTCCAATAGAAGAAAATGAACCTTATGATTTAAGATGGAATAGACATGCTTATGAAACAGCCTGCATGTGGGAAACGTATAATAAAAATTCATTATATAAATCTGATAAAGAAAAAGATTCTTTTAAAGATTATAGTGAAGTATTTATAGGACATACTGCTACTAATTATTCTACTAATTGGAGAATACCAGCAACTGATAAACCTGTACATGTAGCTAACTTATGGAATCTTGACCAAGGAGCTGGTTGGGATGGTAAACTTACATTAATGAATGTAGACACTAAAGAATATTATCAAAGTGATATAGTTACAACACTATATCCAGAATCAAAAGGAAGGAATTAGATTATGAAAAAACTATTATTAACATTAGCAATTATTGCCTTGCCTTTGATGGGGTATGGGCAGATTATAAAAGTAGATGATGAATCTCATTTGGTTGTTGACAGTACCACATACAACCCAAAGACCAAGACTTTCTCTTTTTGGAGTGCGAACCAAGAATATTTAGTGATTAAAAAAGAGAAAACCACCTTTGTTGTTGATACCGTTGGCTCATCATGGAAGTATTATCATGGTGATCGTATTATTCTCCAAGACCTAATAGACTATCAAGAGTATTGCTATAATGATAGTACTGTTAGCTGGGAATATCAATTTGAAGAGATTGATAAAGGAAGCGGAGTTGGGTTTACAAACTATAACAAACCAAAGAAAAGAGTTGTTAGGCACAAAATACCAACTTTCAACGGCTTTATTGAATGGATGAAAAATAAAGAGAAATGAAACAATATAAATTAACAATGGATGATGTTGTTAACTGGTGGCTAGATAAATATCATAATACTAATATTAAAAAAGTTATTTCTGACCATCCTGAATGGGATATGGATAATTTTGATTCACATATTTTTTATGAAGAATATCAAGTAACACAGGAACAACATGATGAATGGAGAGAATGGTTAGTTAAGAGATTAATGAAAGAATATAAATTACCACGTAAGGCAGTAGAAAAATTTTTATGGTCTATATATCTAAATTCTGCTCCTATGGTAAAAAATGAAAACAATGAATAATAAACAAAAATATTATAAATATACTATTACACTTAGTCCTGTTTATTCAGAAAGAGTAAATATGGACTATGGGTATGGACATGGATTTGTTATATATATGGATAATAAACCACAAGTTATATATAGTCATATATTTGAATTTTGGACTGAAGATAAATTTGCCGTAAATGATCTTTTAAAAAAAGTATGTGGAACAAAAGGTATTATTGCTATAAATGGAGATTTTAAAAACAAATAAAAGCAATGAGTAAAAAAATTACAATTACATTAAGCGATAAAGCAGAAGAATATTTTAATGAGGTAATGTATTCCTTACCAAAAAATGATGATGGTACTGGTATATGTACACAAAGTCAAGCAATAAATCATGTTTTAGAAGCAGCATATGACTTTGAACAAACCCAAGGAATTGATATATTAGGCTTTATTTACTGTAGAGATAATGAAGAAAAGTTAAATAATGAAATTTGGTAATTACAGATATTTTTTATATCTTTGTATAACTTAAGCGGGTTAGAGGAGATGGCTACCTTGTGAGTCTCATAAGCTCAAGACGCAGGTTCGAGTCCTGCACCCGCTACATTAATTACCTCCATAGTGATTAATACCAATCTCAAATGAAAATACCCCAACGTAATGCTGGGGTATTTTTTTTAACTGAGAACGTGTTTATATATAGAGATTAGTATGGACTTTTCTGAAACTCATCATATAGTTCGAATAGTCGTTCTAACTGTGCACCACCATATGCCCATTGTATAGTATAATAAAAGGCTGGTGTCCTATCATAAGGACTATTTTCACCTAATATAAAGTCTCTTCCTTCATCGAAAGTATTAAATAGTGTCTGTTTAGTAGATGATAATAGTGATGCTAATGGAACAGGATTCTGCATCAGCCTAAGAAACTCATCGGGATTCCAAATAAACATTAATTCAGAATCACCTTTAGCAACCATTTTAAATAGTGTACGTGTAAACCAGTTATCCATATATCTAGGTTCACCATCATCACCATCGCCTCCTAAGAAGAGCAACAATGCAGCGAAAGATAATATAGTTCTTATTTCAGCCAACATAGCACGTATCTGTCCTTCCTTCATCTCAAGAAAATCATCAAAAGTAACTTTACCTTGTAGTTCAGGATTTTCTAACATCCATTGCTGGTATCTACGCTGTGCTCTTCTAATGTTAGTACGTACTCTACGTGTCTTACCTGTAGGGTCAGTATATACTTCACCTAATACATTACGTAATCCACCAAAGGTTATTAGGTCTAAAGTAGCTTTAGCTAAATTAGGTGCTAATACCTGTCCTATAAATTCGTTAAACTTAAAGCCTGCCTGTAATTCACTATCACTTAATTTGCTTAGTTCATCTTTACCAGGTATAATCTCTGAAAAAACAGCTCTAAACCTACCCCAACGAGCAGCTTGTATATGGTCATCAAAAACTAAATCACCAAACCGTTCACGTACAATACCAGGCATCCACGATTTAAAAGCCATCATAACATTTAAAGCTAAAGACATATCTGACTTAGCTATATCTTCCTGTGATAATGAACCAATAGTATTATCAGATGTTCCTTTAACAGCATTTCTAAATTGTATGTAATTATCTAAGTTTAATCCATCAATAGATACCTTACCTGTTTCTTCATTATACTCAACAATATCTATAAGAGGTTTTACATCTTTAACATCCTGTCCAGGACGGTTTAATCTTACTAGATTACCGTCTTTATTTATACCGTAATTATGCATCATAGCTATAAGAGTAGCATCGTTATGATTTTCATCAACCTTACGTAAAGGCATAAATAATGTTCTGGGGTCAATAACTTTACTTACTCTATTAATAGATTTTTGAAACTTTAACCTATCTATAGGGTCTTCTGCATATACATCAAATAATTTACAAGCAGCTTTTACACGTTTATAATCAGTTGCCATAAGCTTATATGCTTTATTCATCATATCACGTGTATAAGACATACCTTTTAATCCCTCAAAATAAGCAGTTACCTTACTAGCTATAAAAGCACCTGCAGAAGGTATTATAGCAAAAGATAAAGCACGCTTACTATGATACTGCTTAAGGTCGGTTATTAGCTTAACTGTATTAATCTTCTTAGACAAACTCTTTTCTTTAAACTTAATACCGTATAAATAATAGTCTATATAGTCTTCTAATAACTTATACGTATCTGTAGAAAATCCTACTTTAGTAGCTATCTTTTTTAGTACTCCTTTAACACGTCTACCTGTCTGTGTAGTTATTTCGGTACCTTCCTGTGCTGCAGAAGGATTACCTATCAGTCCTTTTAAACCTAATATAGTAGGCTCTATCTCAGACATCAGCTCATAGTTCTTTACTACCTCAGCAAAAGCTATTAACGAAGATGATAGGTTATATGATTTCTGCATCAGGTCTATTTCACCGTTTCTATTACGTAAAGGATTTTTAAACAATATAGGTATACGCCTTTGAATACCATTCTCATCATAGTCAGCTAAGTATATATCTTCTTCACGTACCTTGAATGAATCAAAAAATTCTCTGAACATATGCATTACACCACCTCGTTCACGTCCTATATAGTCGGATGCTTCTTTTCTAATATTAGGAATAAAGTTAGGCGGTAATTCAGATATATTATCTATCTTAAGAATATGCCTGAAAGCATTCATATATTTGATATAAGTACTATAGTAGCCTAATAAGGGCTTATTCGCTTCCAAATATTTATATTCTTCAGACTTATATCTATCTTCTACTTCGGGTTTAATCTTAAGATAAGTAGTATTATTAGGATTAATCCATGCTTTATCTGACTTAAGTAAATTATTATTTTCTACCCACCTATTTAATCTATTTTTATACTCTCTCTCCTCTGGGAATCGTGCCTTATAAATAGCCTGTATTCTCTCATATCGTTGTTTATAAGTCTCCTCATTGAACTTCTTTTCATCTATATCATAAATAGTCTTAAGTATAGGTGCTCCTTCCTCAGGAGACATAAGACGTGCTTTATTAACCTTATCCCAAAACTCTTTATCATATTTACTAATAAGATTACCTGTTTCAAAGTTAATCATCTTATCAAAAGCAGCCTGTCTGGATAAACCATTATTAGATGCCCATTGAAATAAAGCTTTCTCTTTATCAGCAATCTCCTCACCTACAGACTTAACATATTGTCTTGTTTTATGTATCTGTGTCTGTATAAGCTTCCATACCTGTTTAAATACAGGGTTTTGTATTTGTGATATACGGTTAAAGTTCTGTGTAATAAAGTTTAATTCTTTTTGTGGAGCTAAACCACCTTTAGGTGTCTTATATTCGCTGGGTATATCTTCTAATATACGTTGTTCAATAATATCATGTAGTTTAGCCTTAATAGAATGAACAGCACTAAATGCTTTATCTCGCTTTTCGTTTAATACTTCATACAACTCAGGTTCACGTTTCTGCATATCTTCGAAGTAATCAAGGGTATTATCCATTAATTCAGTATATACATTAACCTCATCATATAACTCTTGTAACTCACCTATTTCAGGATAATTATTATTAAGTTTACCATCGGGTGTATATTTATGTTCAGCTAAAGCCTGTTCTGTCTCATCTAATATCTGATAGATAGATATGAATATATCTGAAATATCAGCTTTCATAATAGTTTTTTGAGTAGCACGTGTAATAGACTTAATCTTAGCTTCTAACCGTTCTCTTTCTAATATAGTAATACCTGATTCAGACTGTTTCTTCCTAAGCTTATTAACCAGCTTCATCTGCTTTTCAAGAAGAGTATTCAATCTCTCATATTCAGTTAGCTCACCTGCTATAGGCACCTGTCTTAAATATCTACTGGCATATTCACCTATCTCTACCTTATCTAGCTCAGTAGAAAAGTAGTTATAATCACCTTGTAAATCTTTACGCAGCGGTTTAAGTCGTATATGTACAGGTATAAGACGGTTCTCTCTGAAAAACTTCACGCCGAATCTTTCCTCATAAATACGCTTATATTCAGACATATTGAGATTATAATCCTCTATATCAGAAGTACCCATAAGCTCATCAATAAGCTGTTCACCTTTGTAATTATCTCCGTGGGAATGTTTTATCTTGAAATCATAATTAATAGCTGAACCATCTGAAAACAATGCAAATACATCAGTTGTACCGCCTCTATTATGTACAGGATCAATGACTCCATTCTCAGAATAGATATGCACCTGTCCTTTAGGATCAATTTTCTTTTGTATATCTTTAATCTGCTTAACTACATCCTGTACACCTGTTTTTAAAGCCTCCAGATGATTATCCGACATCCTAAATATATCATGATTAAGTGCTTCTTTACGTATCTCAGTTAGATTACCTTTATTATTACCATAGAAATCTATTAACTGACTTAATACTCCATGGAAGAATATACCAGCTTTACGTTTCTTAATATTATCAGGTCTTTGGTTTATCTGCTTGGCTTTGATAGCACCACCTACTCTACTCTGCCATGCTTTCTTACCTAGCTCAGATACTCGCTTCTCTATAGGTACATCAAAGAAAGTATAATATGTATCATCAGGATCATCTTTCCTATGGTGTAGTATTAGATTCTCCTTAACATAATCTATACGAGCTTTTATCTGCTCTACAGAATCATCAGGCTTAGGATTAAATAATGTCCCATAGTTTCTAACAATATTCCTTACTTCTTCAGCACTTCTATTGGTTTCTATACAACTCATAATAATTTTTAATCAATTCCACACATTTGTTCAATCTCTCCTTGTGTTAGTCCGTCTATGAAGGCTAACTTCTCATACCTACCTAAATAAGCTTTATCAGGATAATACTTATCAAAGTTTCTCAGTAAATCTTCAGAAGTAAAACCTGTATTATCAGGTTCTTTCTGTATCTCTTTAGCATTAGTTTCTGCTATACTTTCTTTTATAGCTGAACTATCCAGTCCAGATTCTTTAGTTACACGAAGAACATATCTACCCCTAGCCTCACCCGGTCTTTCTGTTAGCATAGTTTTAATGTTAGATATATCATCAAATCTTTGTTTAACTAACTCAGCAGACCTGCTATCATCAAAATATTTAATCTTAGTGTTGTTAACTATTTGGTCAGCATTAAAGTTATTCCATAATAATATGCCATTATTAGATGTTTTCATCATCCTATCAACATCAGTAAAAAAATTTAAATCAGTAATAGGTTCATTTAATGTTAAATAATCAACAAAAGAAGTAACATCTCCTTTATTAGTTTGTTTCTGCATATCTAATAAGGCTTGTCCTAATGCTTCACTAATTTTATTATCTTTTATTAGTTGTTTTACTTCTTTAAGAGATACTCCTTTAAATTGAAATTCAGATGGAGTATACAACCCCATTTCTGTTTGTCGTAATTGTTCAGTTTCATAACGATAAAATTTATCATATTTCTGGTCGTCTTCATGTTCTAATCGCCATATTTTACGTTTTTCTTCCATAGGAAGTTTTCGAAACTCTTTTTCTATTTCACTACGTGTCAGATTTGCAATTACCATATCATCTAATGCCTGATACATATCTACCTCATCTAATAAATAATCCTGGAATAATCCCATCATCATCTCATCACTACTAATATCTGTTTCTGTTACACCAACCACTTCATTAATATAAAGAGTAGATGCTGTCAATACCTGTCCTAAAACTGTATCATCAACTATTGTTTTAGTTGTATTAGCAAACATACTCTGGAAGAAGTTTATAATATCGTTGACTATTCTGGCAAATATGTTTTGCTTATTATCAACAACTTCTTCTTCAGTAAGAGCAGGAATAGTTTTTAATTCTTCCTGTACTTCTCTATTAGTAAGTGAATATGATATAAGCTCTATAGGGCTATTTACACGCTTTTTAAAGTCTTCTGACAACTGTTCTTCATAAGACCTTACATGCTTATATAAACTGTTCATACGCTCTTTAAAAGCGTTATTATTGATATACTGATAAAGAGTAGCACCGTGTAGTACTTCATGTAGTACAGTTTCTTCAAAAGCATCTGTATTAAGGTCACTACGATAATGAACAGTAGGATTAGTATATCCTCTACCAAAAGTAAAAGCACCATCATACTCAAATTCTTCAGCAGCCTGCTCATTCAGTTTCCAAGGTATAGTAGTTATCTGTTTAAGGTTAGTAGCTAAATCTTTATATAAATCATTTTCGCTCTCCTTTTCTATAATACGAAGCATCCTATTAACACTAACACCTTTATCTAGATACTTCCTATACTTATTATCACCTGTAGTATTATCTGCATTTATCTTAGTAGGATAAGGCAATCCTTTGCTTTTCTTAGCTTCAATCTGTAATAGCTCATTAACATTTTTTTCATCATAATCCTTAACATCTTCACTGCTAGCTAATATATCTTCTGCATTAACAGTAGCAAAAGCAGTAGGATCATAGTTATTAGCAGGAAGTATACTCTTTACTTCTGATGTCTCTGAAGGATAAAACTCAATAAACCTATTTTGTTCACCTAGCTTAGGTATAAGTTTAAATGTTCTACCGCTAACACGCTTATAAAGCAGTACTTCTCTAGCAGCTGATTCATCTTTACCTTTATAGTTAGAAGGATTTTCTACATATACATCAGCAGTAAAGTATTCCTTACCATCATAGAATCCTTTAGTATCTTCGTATATCTCATATCTATCTTTTATATTCTTACCTTTATACCAGAAAGCAAAGCTTGTACGTGGTATAAGTTTAGTATTATAAGCATTATTTTGATACATCTGTGTAAGGAAATTATTTATTACTTTCTCTTTATTCTCCATACTTAAACCGTTATACATACCTATCACCTGAGAAGCAAATGGCATGAATATTCTGTTAGGTATAAGATGTAGATAGGATAATGGACTACGTTGCATACCATTCTGCCATAGACTATGGAAGATGAGATGTTCTACAAACTGAGCCATATCAGGAGTAGCTTCATTCCATAATGAATATATATCTCCTTCAATAGCATCAGACTCATGTACATCATAATTCTTTTGGAAGGTAGTTACACTGTTTACTTTAGATGTAGTCTTAGTCTTATGTACCTTACTATTAATAAGAGGCTTAAGCTCTTTTAAAGCTATATGTTCAGTATTAGTTCTTTCAAGCTCTAACAGCCTATGAGGTATAGAGTTATCACCTGTAAATAATCCTTTATATATATCCTGCAATTCGAAGGTATCTGTAGAAACGGCTGCAGTAATCAAGAATGTAAAGAACTGTAGTTTGACATTATTACTTATCTTATCAACATCTTTAGGATCATTCTTTAATCTCCAATCCTTCAACTCTACCGATAGGTTCTCAAACATCTCAGTAAGCTGTGGGTCTTGTAGTAATAGTGACGACCATGCATACATATTAGGTATATTCTCACGTGTCCATGCCTGTTCAGTAAGAATAGAATTATTAAGAGCTTCTTCTATAGAAGGTATATCAAATAGTTTACTGATAGACCTATACCTATTGAAGTTCTCTGCTACTATACCAGTATAGTGCTTAGCTAATGTTGAGGTTGAGTCAGGACGTAATATCCTATTAACAGAAGACATCTGCCTACCTAATAGCTGATAAGACATAAAGTTATCTAGTGCTTGTATCTGTAGCTCAACAGACTCATTATTAATATTACTAAGTTGTTTCTTTGTTAAATACTGGTAATTATATTGTTTCTTCCGCTTATTATACTTATCTATTACTGCATCAGGCACTGGTTGGTCACCATAAGATAGTATCTCCTCAATAGCTGATGTTAGTGTTTCAGTATATCTCAAAGGTACGTTCTTAAGCTTAGACTTGCTTGTGTTCTTCTTATTAACCAGTTCAGTTAATGCAGCAGCATACCATTCATCCCTATTCTTTCTCTTAGAAGATGAGAACTTCTTCTTGCCGAAGTAATCCTTATAAGGAGCATGGTTATAGAAAGGCTCTGTCATATGAAAGTTCATATTAGCCCTTCTTATCTTAAGGTAATCTTTAACTACATCCGAAGTAAATAGATAAGCGATAGATTCTATCCCTACACCTTTCTTTATACCTGTTCTATTAAGAGCAGCTACAGCATTGAAAGTAAATGAATCTGTTAATCTAAAGATAAAGTCATCTTTTCTAACATCAACAAAAGCATTTAAAAACTCAGAGAAGTTATCACCTATATTATAGCCATCACTATCTTCTAACAGTCCTACATTATAACCAGTATCAGTCTCCTGTCCACTAAAGAACAGAGGTATAAGATTATTTAACCTAATAGGATTGCTTTGTGTAAAAGCATGTGTAGTGTTCTGTACAGCACCTAACGCTATATTTTGTTTACCACCCCACATCTGTAATGCTTTCTGTGAATTAAACCAGAAGGCTAATAGGTCAGCCTTATTTTCACTGTGCATAGCCTCTTCAACAGGAGTAAGCTTACGTCCTTTATATGCTTTATCTACAACTTTCTTAAGGTTATCTGATGTATTAGGTCTAACTAAATCTTCAAACCTACCAGGATGTAATAGTGTCTTAAATATTATCTCATTGATACGGTTTTGCTTATTCTTATTGCTGTCTTGACGTACAGGACGCTTCATCCTATCTTTTAAATCATACTCATTCAGATAAGTAGTTAGTTTATCAACGTCAAAGTCAGAACCTGATTTAACTGTTATCTCAGGTGGTAACACAACCTTAGCACCATGATAGTGAGGTAAGAACTCCACTATCTCCATTGATTCTAATGAATTAATACTCTGACTAGGTATTCTATTAGCTGGTATATTAAGCATCTCAAAGAAATCTTCGCCTAACAATTTAGTATCTCTTTCTCTGATAGCCACATTAAGAACAGTAAGACCACCTAATGATTTAACCCAAGGAATCCATGCTGTAGGCAAAGAAACCATAACCTGCATAGCTTTTATTTCACCACCTTCATTACGATAAAACTTAAGTTTACGATTACCTTCTCTATATCTCTTCAAATCATCATATAGTAATGAAGATTCTTGTATAAACATCTCACCGAAGTTCTTACGCTTGATAACATTATTCGCTACAGAAGCAATAAGTATTTCCTCTATCTTATCACTGGTAGTAAGCAAATCAAAGATAGTATGTTCTGAGTTCATTACTATCTCAATAGCATCAATAACATTATTAGGCATAAGCCTATTCTCAAACATATCAACTATCTTAGACTTGAACCTATCTTTATTCTCCTTAGGAAGAGTATATAAGCCAGATTCTTCATTATAAGCGATACCTAAATCATCTAGTAATGTACTTCTATTGTCAGCTACTATCTCATTAACTAATTTCTTATATTCAGATATTTCAGGCATCAGGTCTTCACCTACACCTTGAACAGGTACACCTAGTTCCATCAGGTTAGCAAACTCAAGCTTATTTCTTTGCACTGAGTTAGTTACTTTACCAGACTCTTCATCATGCACATCCAGCTGTATACCAAAATCATCATAGCTTAGTGATTGAATAGTGTATTCATCATCTTCTAATTGAGGAATACTACCATCAGGATTAGTTAACATAGTAATCTTCTCAGCACTGGTAAAAGTAAGTATACCTACCTGTGAACTGAGCATATTTAGATATGTATTGAATATTTCACCATCAGGTATAGCTGAAGGAAAGATAGGTGCAGTAGATGTTTTAAAATACTGATTAACAAAGATACCATCCTGATTAGCTATTCGACCAAAACCCATAGGTTTAATAATAGGTAAGGCCGCTAAGTCAGCTATATCAATAACTTCACCTCTATACATAGGTTCAGTAGGTACTTTATTATTTGTATGTTCACTAAAGACACCATCAGTAAAGACAGACTCATCAATATCAAATATTGTCGATGGTTTATCTAATAACCTTAGAGCAAACTTCTGCATCTCATACTGATAAGTACGCTCCTGTGCTTCGCCCCACATACCATTCCTTACTAATATATCTCTATATTCATCCAGAGTAGCGTATGACTGTGCATCGGTAGACATTATATCTTTATAAGCATCATGTATAGTAGATAAATCTTTATTATTGACTACTACATCATCAACTACAATCTTATCAACAGTACCCATAACACCATCAGGATTAAGTCTATCACGACCATCCAAACGTGGATATAGCTCATTGAGAAGAGTATTTACTGCTAATGAGTTGTTTGTTCTGTACTTAGTAGAAGCAGCACCTGTTGTACGTGTATGGAACTCATTGAAGTCTTTGTATGATGCTATATCACCAAAGAATAGTTTAAGCTGTTCAGTAACACCTACATACTGGTTATATAATGCCGTAAGCAGCATACGATTAAGGTCACCTTGTGGTAAGGCACCTGAATAATCAAATTTCATACCCTGCTCTTCTAACCATTGTGGGTCAATACCAGGCACATAATTACGTTCTTCTATACCAGTAGAAAAAGTTTTCGTTTCTGTATAAATAATATTATCTTCACGGAGAGAATATAAAGTTTTCTCCATCAAATCATCTATAAACAAATCAAATGAACCATCAAGATAGTTACTATACTTATTAATAAATTGGTCAGCTAATCCAACTAGATATTCAGGATTAGTTTGTGCTTCTGTTGTAAGGTTATGGTCTACATTGGTATTAAAAAAATCTTCTAAAGCAGGAGGCTTTAGCCTAACCTTATCAGGAGCCATACGATAGATAAACTCAAAAGCACGTAATGTCTTTATATTATCTCTATAGAAACGCAGGTCACCACCAAAGTTTACTGGGTCTGCAAAATATGCAAATGAAGTAACTAGCTCGTCTTTTAGATAATTAGCTAACATCTCTTTGAAGGCATCTCTTGATACGTTATCTACTGGTCTACCTACTTTAAGAGCATAGACTGGCTTACGTTCAGCAGCCTGTAATAAAGGAATATAACCTCTTAATATAGCATTGAAAGAAGCTCTCTTGTAGTCACCATGATTAGCTTTATTCATATCAGAAGAGTTACCTTGCTGTGATTTAACACCTTTAAGAACAGCTAATTCTATCTTCTGATTATTATTTAATACTGCATCTACCCATTGTGAATGTAGAGTAAATAGGTTACCTCTTGTTCCGTCATAAGGCTGTAGATGTTCAACAGCTTCGGGTATAACAACTTCACCGCCTTCTCTATAGATAGAGTTAAGTGCGTTTACTGTAGCTGATATATTTGAATTAAGAGCTATACTGTACTCAGGGTCACCATTCTGGTTAAAGTACATCAGGTCACTATCATTCAAGAAGAAGTTCTGTGCATAGTCAACTAATGAATCCAGCTCTTTCTGATTCTTAATAACACGCTTATCATATAGGTCTGATAAAGCTATATGTTTATTTTTTATCTCACTAACTTCTCTATATAAAGTATCTAGATAATCATTTATAAGCTGCTTATTGTAAATATCTTTCTTGTTATCAGATATAAGAATACCTAACTTATCTAATACCTTAAGATTTTCATCTAATCTATTATCCGAGTCTTTATTATATCTTAAGTTAGCTTTATAGTCTTTTTTAAATTCTTCTATGTTAATCTGATAATTACCATTACTATCTCTTGATGAATAGGAGTTTTTCTTACCAACAGATACCTGTGCATTATTCTGCCACTTATTCTTAATCAGGTAGCCTTGCTTATCAGATGCTGCATTAAGTAGCTGAAATGAACCATCGTGATTAAATAGTGCTATCAGAGGAACATTCTTATTATTAGCAAATGACTTGAAGAATGCATTCTGTAGGTTAAATTCAGAACGTGATAGTCCTTGTTCACCTAACCTTAGCCTTGTGATAAGAGTATCTAATTCAGGAAACTTAGGTATTAATAATTCCAGCTTTCTATGCATCTCATCTAAAGTATACACATTAGCAAGTTGGTTCTTTAATATGTTTAATACACGCCTAAAGGCTGCTGTTGACTTAGCACCGTATTCAGATATGACAGGTGTAGTCTTACCATTAATATAGTTAACATCAGTTAACCCTGCTATTAACAATCTTACTGGTTCAGGAACAATTTCACTTAGGTCTACTTCATAGCTTTCTTTATATGAATAGGTATCACCTACTCTATCATCTTCCTCAGTAACTTTAGCTAGCTGTATACGATACTGCTTAAGGAAACGCTTATGTTCCTTAACAAAGTCAGTCCAGTTATTAACAATAGTATCAGCCATAGGCTTACTTTCAGAAACACTATCCTGAAGAAGCATATACTGAACTTTTATATCTCTGTATATATCACTTACATTACCTTCTAGGTTATATAAAGCTTCTGCTCCATACTTATCAGAACCAAACAGCCTCTGGAAGAACCTAAAGTTTATATCTCTTAAGAAGATATAGGACTCTTTCTCCTTAACATTAGCTATCCTATCTAAGGTAGTACGTGTCTCTCTCTGTGGTGTTACAAAACTACCCATACGAAGACGCTCAAAGCGTTCAATCATAGGTAGGTCTGCTTTACGGTTTATATTAAGTACGTTTAATATAAAATCTAATAGCTTAGTAAACCATGATTTCTTAAGTTGTGCTTCCTCTGATTTACCAAACCTATAATGCTGAGGAGCTAACATATAGATACGAAATTCTTCAGCAAGAATTTCTTCTACTTCAGTATCTGTTAGTTCTTCATTACCTAATCTTTTCTTTGTTAGCGTATAGAGATTATTTACTTCCTCATCAGACATAAAGACCTGACTAAAGACGTGCCACGCCTCATGTATAACAGTACCTTTAGCGGCATCGCTGCCTATCAATACTAATGAACTATCAACTAGCTTACCCCATACATCAGGTAAAGCATCAGTTACTTCTATTGGGAAGTTAGGAAATCTCTCTCTAAACCATGCTAACTGCTCATCTATCTGTTCACGTTCATAGTTATCTACTATACTACGTGACCTATCAAGTTGATTATTATTTATCTTAACAAAAGCCTTAGCCTCTTTCTTAGCTGCATCTAAGTCTTGATATGTATCTAACAAGATTTTTTGCTGAGCATCGCTTAATGAGCCCCATGCATCTTCCTCATTAACATCATCAACCTGAGTCTTCTCTTCATGTGCTAACGTACCATCAGTTAATCCTGATGTTTCTTGAGGAGCCTTCTTTTGGAATTTCTTCATATCTATCTTACCAACAGCTTTAGGCTTTTCTTCCTTTTCTTTAGGTTTTAGAAAACCTTGTAGTTTAGCTGCGTTCTCAGCAACCTTAGTTTTCTTATCAATTTGCTTCTGTTCGGCTCTATTCTCTTTAACTTCACCGGGTGTACTGAGCTGTATAGACTGGTTAATATATAATGGATTATTAACTAACTGATAAGGATTTTTTACATCTGTCTTTCTTACATTAACAGTACCTTTAGGAGTATTACTCTTCTTATTTGAGAATAAAAATCCTTTATAACCACCGTCTTTAGTATTCCATGTCTTAGTAGTAAGCTTTTGTTCACCGTTGACGGTAATAACATCATACTCAATAAAAGTATTATTATCTTTAAGCAGCTTATTATTAAAATTCCACATCTTATTAGACAGGAACTGCTCTAATGCTGCAGTAGCCTCAACATCATTAATACCTTCAGGTGTCATCTGATATTCACCAAATACTACACCTCTAATACCCGTCTTCTGTCTCTTACCAGATTCGTAAGGACGTAAAAAGAAAAACCTATATCTTGAATCTTCTGAGTTCATGTAAAGAGTATTCTGTATGAACCTCTCTATACCGCTTGCCTCAGAGGGATTTTCTATAGCATACTTTATAAGATTAACAAACCTCTTAACCGAATTAGTTTCTCCTAATGTCTTAGGTTTAATAGCCTCATACCTATTCATAAACATAGCATAGGCATAACCACTCCTAAGACCATACTTAGCACCACTAATATAACGCTCTGTATGCTCATTATATAGATGATCGCCTTTCTTATGTGTAGCTATAGTAACAGTCAGCTCATTAACATTATCTATACCAAAAGCAGATAATACATCCTGCTCTTGTAATAAATTTTCACCTTGTTTATTTTTTACAACTTTTACACCAGGATTGATATGGCTAATCTCAAAGGTATATGTCTTATTATACATATCTTCTCTGAGAGCAGTATATTCCTTGATAGACTCAGCTAACACTTCATTTGCATATGTTTCAGCATCTGCATTAGACGCACCTGGATTCTTATCTTTAAAAGATTCTTTTAGTTTATCTAACGAAAATCTTTCCTTACCTAATCCAGATGTAGTTGTTTTTGGTAATGGGAAGGAAGCATATATTATATTTTTTAAATTATCAACATCTAAACGACCCGATTCACTTATTAAGGTAGGTTTACCATTCTCTCTGGTATAAACAACCATCTTAATATCTTCCTTAACAGATGTGGGAATCTCTGAGCCATACTTATTTACAGCCTCATCATAAGTAACAGTTTTCTTTTCTGTTTTTAATTTTACACTACTATCATAAAACTTAAGCTGCTTACGTAAGATATTATCCGGCTCTAGTTGAGCAACCTGATCAAAAGAGACTGACTTAAGAAGATAGAGATGTTTCTTATTATTATCTACTTTATAAGCATAGTTATTAACGAATGAATACCACCTACCTAAGTCAGGAAAATCTTTTATATCATTTTGATTGCCTTGAGATACTAGCCACGAATCCATACCAAAGAAAGGATGCTTAGCACTTTCATGCTCTTTAGCTACTTCTTTCTGTACTTCATGTGTCTCTGTTAGGTACTGCTCAGGTGACTCCTTAGCACCTTTCTCCTGCTTATCACGTATGATAGACGTTTCTTTCAAAGCAGTCTCATATAGCTTCGTAATGCCTCCTAATAGCTTTGTTGCATTCTGCAGCTGCATAGAGTATTCTCTACTGAGAGGTTGTAATTCTTCTAAGTCATTATTTATTCTATCTACTATAGCCTGTTCATCAGCTATCATAGCTTCTAGTCTTGCTATATTTTCTGGTAACCGTCCTAAGCGTTCTATAGCTTCGGGGTCAATCTTCTCAGCCTGTATACCTATATTACGCCATTGTGATGGTGATAATGTTTTACCAGCACCTAGCTTTTCATATTCACTACCACTAAGTTTTTTCTTCTGTGACATAGTAGTAGCAATAAGATTACCTATACGGTCTTCTTGCTCTATAGGAGTAAGAGTATTATCTGCTCTTATATCAGCTACCTGGTCAGCTATACCTAAGATATTAGCTGCTGTAGTATAATACCCCTTAAGAAGACCACGTAGCTTATTAAGGTGCTTACCTGTAATCTGCAGTCCTGCTCTACTAAGTTCTATCTTATCATCTGTATCAGTAGCTAACTCTTGTAGCTTACTTCTAATATCATCAAATTGAGAAACATATTCTAATCCTTCTCGCTCTACATTCTCTTTCTCACGCTCTAACAGCTCTATCTTCTGCCTGAAAGCAGCTACACTATTTTCAAGTGTATTAATATTTTCTTGTATAGTAGTAGCTTCTCTGAGAATCTCATCCATATTCATAAACATCTTATGAACAGTCTCTCCTTGATTACGTAGAACTTTAATAAGCTGTACCCTATCTGTCTTCTTAGAAGTGAGTAACGAACCTGTCTTTTTCAGTCCATCTAACTCTTTCTTAGCTAGTTTATCTGTCTGTTCATATAGATATTCTAAATATTCCTGTGCCCTTAGTATACGTTCTTCACGTGACTGTATCTGATTCTTATAATCACTAATAAGAAGATTAATACCTCTAACAAATGTATCACGCCTAAGTTCGTTCTTTACTTCCTGAGGCGTCTTAATTATATCTATTCTATCTATTTGATAGCCTGCACCTTTATATTGATATGTATTATCACCGTTTATATAAGCAGTAGATAAACTAGGCTTACCTTCAACAACATTACCTTCAGTATCTAATTCATCAACCTTAGTAGCTACTACTTGCATACTACCTCTAGTTGAAGGATCATCTGTTTTTACACGTACAGTATGCTTAAGCTTATTACCGTCCTTATCCGTTAATGATAATAGCATCTCACCTGAATGAAGTATAGGTACACCACCTACCTCACCAGCTTCAGTAGCTTGGTTAAATAATCCTTGCAGATTCTCGTCTAACTTAAGAATCTCATTCTGCTTATGTGTCTTACCTGCTAAATCTGAATCAGCATTTTGTATATCTTTAGTTTGGGTAGTAAACTCATCATATCTCTCCTGTAGCTTACTCTTAGTATATAAGTCACGTAATGCACCATAAGACTGTTCTAACGACTGCCTATGAGCATCAATATTTTCTATTGCAATATTTATATCATTGATTTCTGTCTGTGACAGCTTAGATTTATTATTCTTCAGCTCCTCTTTGAGGTCAGTAACCATCTGTTCAGTATAACCATCTTCAGTTGAACTGATAGATATGTTACCTGTATTAGCTTTATAGTTAGATAGGTTATTAAGAAGCTCATTAATACGCTTACTATGGAAGTCAGACATAAACTCCAATGATAACTTCTCATGCTTAATCATATTAGAGAATTGATTAAACACATCTTGCTGTCCTTTCTTAGGTTCTATGTTAAGAGTAAAAGGATGGTTACTCTCTACTCGTCTATGTATCTTATCTAACCTCTCAGCAGTATCTACTAGTTCTTTACGTATTTTATCTACATTACCCACAATACCTTCTTCTTCCAGTTGCTTAGCATCAACCTCAGCCAAATGGTTAATATGTGCTTTAAGAACATCTAATCCACCTTCAACCTGTAAGAATGGAAGCATATAGTTAGAGTTAATCATAAACTTAGCCTGTGCAGCCGCTTCAGCATCATTACGCTCCATAGCACCTATAGCCATCTGACGCATTAACTCCATCTTCATAAAAGATTCTCCAGCCTGCTTAACCTTAACAGGGTCTATCTTATAACTACCATCTGCCTGTACTATCTTCTGTCCAGCTAACTTATGTCCTTCAGGATAAACTTCAGCTAAATCATTTATTGTTCTTGTATAGTTAAGGTAGTTTTCTCTCATTAGAGTTTGTAAACCAGGTGCATCCTTACGTTCTTGTTGACCAAAGAACCGTCCTAATGCTCCAGGTTGACGTGCTTGCTGTCCTTTAAGTACTCTCTCTTCCTGACGTATATCACGTGCTGTCTGAAACATACCCATACCACCACCTAAAACAGTACCTAAGAAGATACTCTTTTGCATCTCTACATCAGTAAGGTTATCTACATAAGCCTTGAGAGTGTTTATTAAACTACTGGCTAATTCTCTATCTTCACCTTCAGCAGCTTGTTTAATAGAAGCTTTACTGGCTGCATACTGCATACCTTCTTCCCAAAAGCCTTCACGTACTAAGTTTTGTAAAGCTGTCTTAGTATATCTGCCTGCTTGCTGTCCTTTAGTTAGTGGATTGAATTGTGCTAATACTTCAGCAAAGTCTTCACCGAGTACTCTGCTTAAAGCACTTTTCTTAGCTCCTCTGGATATAGCGGTTGCTGATTTAGCAGTAGGACTGAAAGCATTAAACAGCCATTTCTGCTCGAATACATTAGAAGCTAATAGTATTCCAAAGTTTTTATTTAATGTACCTACAGCTGCTTCACCTGCTAGCTCAGGATTATTATACTGAACCATAGCATCTTTATATGCCTCTCCTGCTTCTGCAGCCGATTCAAACAATGTATTAAGTGTAACAGCTAAAGCATCATTAGTATACTTAGCCATATTACCAGCATTAAGCCCAACCTTACCAGCTAACTTAGCTCCCTTACTACCAGTAGTAAATGATTTACGAATAGCATCACTGGTCTTCATAAGACCTGTTAATCCTTCACCTACTTTTAAAGCTCTTACAGCCTGACCCGGTGCTAACATAGCCATTAAGAAACCTACACCATCAGCACCTTCATTAGCCCAAAATTGAGAAGAAAATATATTATCTAATAAACTACCTTCACTGATAGCTTTCTTAGCAAATACAGGAAATCTATCCTTAGCTGATTCTTCTATATCTTCAACAGAGTTTATCCAAGCATTATCCACCATACGACCTATCTCACCCGCATCAAAACCTGTGGCAGCCCAATCAACGGCTCCTGTTAAATATCCAGGCATTTTAGCTATCTCAGATGTAGCTTTAATAGCTATTCTAGGTACAAAAGTAGCCCATCTCTGTCCTCCTGTTTGTGCCTGTGCTAATCTCTCAGGCACATCATACGCACTATATAAAGGCCCCAGTCTTCTAGCAGTTGACCTATGTATTCCCTGTGTAGGCTCAACTCCAGGCATAGAACCATAAGAAGCTAGTTTATTTACATCTAGATTTAAATCTTGTACTACTTTATGGAATACATCAGGATTAAATTTAGTATTTGATTCCTGTTGTAATTTTTTGGTGGATTCGTATAAAGCCATATTACTGTTGAGTTGTTAATGCTAATTTATTATAAAGAGAAGGATTATTTCTTATAATTTGTATATATGTATTATACATATCAGGATTAGATTCTAATAAAGTTGATAAATAATTAACAAAAGAAGGTAAAATACTTGGTTTTAAATCTGATATATATCCTACTGTTTCTGCTACAGTACCTGGGTCTTGAACAAAAACACGTGCTGATTTAGATTCATCATCTTTTGTTGTACCTGTAATACCTAACATAAGACCTGCTTCTGGATTCATTGCAAATTCTTGAACTTGAATATCATCTTCTATTTGTTTTAAATTATCTTTGCTAGTTTTTTCTACAGGTTCAAAAGCTTCCTGATCTCTTAATATACTAAACCCTTTCTGCATGGAACTATTAATTTGGGTATTTATTTTTTTAATATCTGTAATCATATCAGGATTAGCAGAAGCTATGTCGCTAAATTTCCAAGTCATTATACGTGTATCAGGACTACCATATCTATCTTTCATTTTATCTACTAAACGCCTTCTTAAAGCATCGCCTGTAATTTGCTTTTGTTCTATATCACTTAATTTAGATGTAATTACATCTCCTATTCCTGGAATGTTACCAAATAAGGCTTTTGATGCAATTAATTGTGAAAACTTTTGTGAATCTTTTCTTACTTCCATCAGGTCATCCACAGAACTAATATCTTCTAATCCTAATTCTTTACCTAATTCTCTAGCAGCTTCATTAGCTTCAGTTCTCCAGGCTGGATTAGTTATAAATTCCTTATCTTTTATATCTATACCAGCATATCCAGCTGGTATAATTGGATTAGCTCCTTCTGGTACATTATCTGCTTCTCTTGCAGCTATAGGAATATAATCAGGATTCTGCATATAATCAATTCTTGTCTGTCCTATAGCTGAATAAGCACCTTGCTGTATAGCATCCATTACTACATTCTGGTCTAGATTAGCTAACTCAGGCATACTAGCTTGTATTTGATTAACCATAGCCTGTCCTTCAGGAGTCTGTAGAAAGTCTCTAACCTGGTCTTCATCCTGAAAGCCATACTGTATAATAGATTGTATAAAAGGCTGATTAGCTGAACGTGATAATCCAGCATCTCTTAGTGTTTTAGATAGATTACTAAATACTGCTTCTGAATTTTTAACAATATCATTCCTATTAATAGGAGTAAATCCAAAATCAGCTCCTTGCTGCCATTCATCAAAACCTACCTGAGCAGGATTCTTAGTTGATAGGAAGTTAGCACCTAACTGCTGCCTCATTTGATTATACTGGTCTACTGCTTGAACTTTTTGTTTGTTATATCTATAGAAAGGATGTGACCTTTCTTTGGCTATCATAGATACTAATTCAGGGGCTGCTGCACTATAATCACCTTTATATTTGTTTTGTACAACATCAGTAATACCTTCTTCGAAGTCTGATATTTTTTTCTCTAATAGATTAGGATCATAAGTCTCTAAATCACCTATACGTGCCTTTTCTTGAGCTACAGCACCTACGGCAGTATCAAAACGCTCTTGTCTGCCTGCTACAGCTTGTAAAAATTTATCTTCAGCTTCAGGATTATACATTGAATATATCTCTGATTCTCCTTGCTGTGCATACCTATAAGGATTATATCTACCTGAATAAAAGTTCTGTCTCATTAGTCAGTATTTTCATAATATTTCAAACCTACATCATATGGATCGCCTTTAAGCCAATTCCAAGTATTATAATCGTCAGGACGTGTTACTCTAGCATTAGGAGCTAACATCCTTAGTGTATCATATCCTCTACGATAAGCGGCATTATCTGCAAAATAACTAGCTGCAGTCCTTGATAAGGCAGCTGCAGGATTACTAGCTACTCTCTGTGCCCTGTAAGCATTCTCTATCTCAGCATTCATAGCAGCTTCTTCAGCAGCTAACTGAGCATTAGTCTTATTAGCTTCCATGCGTAACATGGCATTAGTATTTACTTCATCTTGGAAGCTCTTAGACCTACTCTGTCCTAATACTCTATTGACACCTGTATTAGCTGTAGTAGTAGTTCCTACTGTCTGTGTAGCATTAAGACCAGCATTACGAGCAGCCATAGCATTCATTCTACGAGCCATAGTAGCATCTTCTTCCATTGTTAGTCTATCTCTAGCATAATTTACTCTTTCAGGAGCCATACGTCCTAAGTTAACTTTATTAGGCTTATTACGTGCTAAAGCTACGCTTTCTGCTATAGAACCAACACCTGATAATATATGTCCTAATGGACTAAGTGAAGGATTTTCTTCAGTACCACGTACACCTGCGTTAGGATCAATATCATCTTCCATACCTACTAAACTTGAAGTATCAATAGGAGCATTATCTAACCTAGGTGCTAATGGTTTAGGAGCTTCCACTCTATCTATAGTAGGAGCAGAGGCGGTAGGTGCAGTTAATGCATCATAGCTTCTTAAGGAAGCAAAATCAAATTCAGGTAATCCTATAGGCATATCTATATTATAAGTTTGCATAAACCTTTCATTAGGACTAAGCTTTAAACGACTACCATAGTCTCTTTGCCCATATGGTATATATTCTGGTAAATCTATATAATTACCGTCTTGTTTCTTCGGAAGACATCCACCCTTCTTCATCTGAGTAGACTTCTCTTTCTCAGCATTATATAATTCTTGTGCTACTTTAGCATCAGTAAATTTTTTCTTTACAGCCTCATCAAGTAATGGATCAAATTTAGCCATACTTTGGTCTGTATTAAGTTTATATTTTTTACTCATCTTTCTTAAATCTTTAGCAAAACCACTTTCTTCTGAGAAGACATAGGGAGCTTCTGCTTCAGGATCAAACCATACAACTTCTTTATCTTCGGTCATAGCTACTGGATGATTTTTAGTAATAGATATAGGATTACCGTTCTTATCTACAGGAATACCACCACTTGAATCATCGTGTGAATCACCATCATAAGTTAACATACCGCCATATTTAGCTGTAGGTAAGTTATTTAATCTCATATTTAAATGTCTATTATGTTGCATTTCAGTTGCCATATCTTCTATACGCTTACGTTCACCTCTCTGTCCTAAGAAAGCTTGTGCTAATCCAATGACACCAGTACCAATACCTTTCTTTAAAGCAGCAGTATTAGATTCCTTCATATAAGCATTAGGATCAATCCTACCACTATTTATCATATCCTGCATAGCCATATCGTTTTGACCAGCCCAAGTGTCAGTTAATTGCTCTGTTAGATTGATACCCATTGACATAAGGTTACCACCAAACTCATATTCAGGTTCCCAACCATGTGCTATAGCCTGAAAATATTTCTTTTGCTTATCTGTTAGTTGTCTTCCATGAGGTGGATTTTTTAACATCTCTTTAGCTTTTTGTGGTGATATAGCTCCACCCTTAGCTTTATTCTCTATGATAGTATCATAATCATAAGCAGGATAGGCAAATTCCTTACCTGATGTTTTATCTATACCTGTAGTATATCTCTTTGGCTGCACAGGAAGAGTTTTAACATACTCAAATTCAGGGTATTTCTTATATACATCTGGTGTTAATTCATAACTTTGTCCTGACATTTCATATTTATCAGGATACCTTTTAAATTCACTATATAGTGTTTTAGCAATCTCTAACGGATTAGTCTCCAAAGGAGCACTACTAATATCTAAATTATTGATAGGTTCATCCAATAGAGGCCCCCCATCTTGTTTATCCCATTTACTAGCATTACGAGCAAAATTAGCTTTCTTCACCATAGCTGGTGAATATCTGCTTTTATTTGCTAATACTGTCCTAGCAAACTCCTGTACACCTTTACCTCTCTTTTTAGCAGCCTTGGTAAAGGTACCTCTCTTAGAAGGTTTTATATTGATTTTACTTTTATTAGCCATAATTTGCAAAGTTATAAATTAAAAATGAATTTTCCAAATATTTTCGTATATATTTTATGTATGGTTTTCTTAGGTTTCCTAAGATTTTTATTAGGTTATCTTAATTTTGTAGGAAAATAATACGTTGTTACATCTCCTAACTTGAAAGTATTATTATCACTATTATCATATGTTAACTTAACTTTCATGTAAGTATCTCTAAATCTGCCGTTATCAGCAGCACTAAGTTTACCACCATTAGTATTATAGTGTCTTATATTATTATATCGCCATTCTCTAAATCTCCTTGATAAAGCGTTAGCAGTATCTGTCTCTATATCTAATGCACCTGTATACTGGTAACTTGTATATGCCTGCAGAGTACTGAATGTATCAGTTAACTGTTCTACTTCTGAAGCATTAAGAGATACAGACAGCCACTTCATCAAATCAAACCTAACAACTTCATGTTGTCTAGGATTAATAATTAATGTAATAGTTGAATCATCCGCAGATGCCCCATAATAAGAAGCGTAATTACCTTCGTTATGTTTATGAAAAGCAGAATCTGATAAGACCAAGCTGTCTGGGTTCGATAGGAGCGTTTTCCTGAACCAAATGAAGTCTTTTGGTACATAGGTATAGAATCCAGTGAAAGTGTCTGTAAAGCCGTTAAAAACGATTACAGAGCTATCTATATCACTATTACCATCCTCTATGTAAAATAGTACTTCTCTATTAGCAGCATCATAACCTGTAATAGCATCATCAATAGTATTATTTTCGAAGTAAGACTTTAATCCTTTGGTATCTGATAATGACTCTATCTTATCAGTAATACGTCTTATAGAGCAGTTATAGTCGTCTACATAATACAATCCTAAATCCGTTGGTATAATACCTTTATGAATAGAAGAACCTGATGTAGTACTGATATAGTCATACCTCTGAAGTACTCCACCTGTACCTAATCCTAAAGTTGAAGTGTTTTGTGTCTGTACAACTTCTCTTTCTAATACAGATAGGAAAGATATAGCTTGTGGTTGAAAAGATATTACTCTATTATCTTTATGTAAGATACGTGTAATACCACCATATTGAGTATCTAAAATCAAATGATTGGCTAATGAAAACTTAAGCCAGCTATCAGAATATTCATTCGGTGTTTTTAACTGAGAAGACATAACTTTAGTATCTTCTACTATAGTATCAGAGAAGCCAAATGGTTTAGGCATATACTGATGTGACATATCATAAGCCGAATAAGCATTATTATATCTATATAAGTTACCTACATTCTCAGGATAAGTGGTAGGAAACTGACTAATACCTATAGATTCTACTTCTGATAAATAATATAAAGGAACATCAGCAGCTGCGGCTCCTGTAGGATTAGTAAAATAATTAGTTAATAAGTCAGAACGGTAATTAAGATTAATACTTGTTTCTACAGGAAATTGTATTAAACTTTGAATAGACTTTCTTGAATCTCCTGTATCTTCTTCTTCATCTATAAAAGCATATAGGTATGAAAACATAGATATATATGTATCACCGCCATATGTAGTTGTATCTTGTGTACCGCCTGATGTATCTTTAGCTATAAATTCTCCACAAGGTATATAAGTATTAACACTTCTATTTTCAAAAGTATTACCACCATAAATAGAAGTGCCTAATGGTACTCTATAAACACCTAATATACCTTCATAAATACCACCAGCATTAAACTTACTAGTATCTAATGTAGATGTTATATCTAAATTAATTAACATAGCTGTTCCTTTAAAACCGAAGCTAGAATCATTATTATAAAAATCACTTGTTCGGTTATAATAAGGTATACTATCTATTGTATGTGCAGGCGGGTCTTTAAATTCAGGAGTAGTTAATAACCACTCATCACTGCCTGCTCTAAACTCAGAACGTGTATTTGTACTAAATGTATGTATAGTAGCATCATCATAATAAAATACCCATGTTGTATCTTCGTTATCATCTACTAAAGTATGGTGATCATCTAGAATACCAGGAAAATCTAAATTACCCAGAAATTCTAAAAAACCATTTTCAGACATGGACATGTTTTTATTAAAAACTACTTCTGGACAAACGAAGTCTACTAAATCTTGATTCATACCGTCTGATTTAGCATCACCTGCTACTTCAAATTCAGGTGGTGTATCATCATCAGCATCATATCTATCAATATCTATTAAACAGAATGAACTATAATGTATATTTCCTGAATCATATTTAAAGGTAGGATTAATAAATCCCATGCCTTTAATAGTTTTATCATTGTCTTCCCTATTAACACGTACTATTCTAAAACCTGATATTTCTGATTTAAAATCAGTAGGTAGTTCATCCCAGTCAATAGTAAATTTAACAGCTAATTTACTACCATTACCTGCAGACGCCATATAATTAAGTTCTTCCCAATTAGGTGTTCTAATATCAGCTATCCATTTAACAAACGAAGACCTACCATATGTATCATAGAAGACAATACCAAACCTATATACCTCATCTCTGGCATATCCTACTTCTTCATAAACTACTTCAGGATTATCATAGGCATCAGAATCAGCATCAGGTTTCCAGTAAGGAAAGCTAGTATCTGTATATTGTGTACCTAAATCAAATGTATCTGTAGCAAATTCATAGGAGATAAAAGGGCCTGTACCGCCTAAATCAGCCGTAGCAGGAGCAGCAACTATTTCTTGGTATTTATACTGATAACCTGAAGTATCATCATTAGATATATCATTATATGCATTATAACAATCGTCTTCTTCAGGTACTAAAGTATAATCGGGGCCTGAGCCGCTGTCAATAATTATCTTATCAGAACTATCTTGATTAACCGCACATTCAGGTGTATTAGCAACTGATGTATAAGTATAATTATAAGTATACATCATTTCATCTACTACAATAGTACTAGCTGTACCTGTATAATTAGCAGAAGGTTCACTGCCAGGTAAATAACCAGTTCCTTGTATTATGATATAATGAGAACCTAAATAATCACTATATGTAGTAGAAGATAATCCTGATAAATCTAATACAGCAGTATCAGTACCTCCATCAATATCTATAGTTAAAGAAGGCTGTAAATTACCTACAGAAGATGTTACTATCTCAGTAAAAACAAAATTTAATACTGCACCTCCTACAGGATTAGCTAAATCTTCCGCATCTACTTCTATATATATTTGCCAATCTCCTGCTGTATTTAGATAAGTATTACCATTAGCTAATGTAGGATAATCATTACCATTAGCTGCCGCTACAGGATCGGTTGTTTCATCTAGTGTCTCCGAACCATTAGTAGTAGTACCACTAGCTTTCCATGCCCAGCGATATGCCCTGGTATCTAGAAAATTCATAACACCTGCTCCTGCAGTATAAGTATCTAAATATAGTTGGTCTACATCAAACCATTCCTCAGTAATATTACCTGCTAAGAGATAATTATTTTTATTAACAAGAGTCTGTGGTATGAAATTATTACGAAGTATCTGAAACTCTTCTAAAGCAAGCTCACCTATCTGATAACCATAATCAACAGCATAGATAGTATCACTGGCTATAGACATCTCAGTAACTATACGTACAGTAGGTACATTACCATAAGCCTGATAATCTAAAGCTACAATACGTATCTTACTAAAATCAGAATAGTCACTTTCTAAACTAATAGTTATATTAACACATTTATTGGTATTCTCTTCGGGTTCACTACCACCAAACCTATTAGTATCAGATGAAGGGTACTCAGCCGAAGTAAGATTAAACATACCACTGGCGGGAGAAAACATAGTCTCCGTACCATTTACTGAATATAATTGGTAAGCATATTGTACCCTACCAGACTTAAGAATACCACCGGTACCTAGCTCTAAGTCAATAGTACCATAAGTATGCTCAGGAAGAATCCTCAACCTATCAACATCAAGTGATTCTAAAGGATTAGTATCATCGTTATTTACTATATTAAGATGATAGAGGTTGTTATAACCATCAGTCCAGTATATCTTATGTACGGAGGAATTTTCGTAGTTAGCTACTATATCTTTAATAGGATAAGTTTCACTAAATCCTAGGTCTGATTTGTAAATTAAACTATCACATTTATTAGTACCACCATCATCATAAACAGCATAGGTGCCATTAAAGTAATAAGTATCTGTTAATACTATATTCTGAGCTTCTTCTAATTCATCAATAGGTATCTTATATATCCTATCAGGATTAGTTTCACCGCATGTAGTAATAATAATTAAATCGCTTCTAGATACTACCCATCCGAGAAGAGTTCCTGTATTAGGTATAGTAAATGAAGCTGAAGTACCAGGTGTATTAACTAAGTTACCTGAAGCTAATCCATCAGAATCATCTGATATAACTCTAAAATTCTCCAAATCAAAATAGTGAGTATTATCATATTTTGTTGGAGCAGTATCTTTATCTAATCCACCAATAAAAGTATTAACAAACTTTTCCATTAATAATTACGTTTTGAGCCTGAATATTTAAATCCAGAATAAAAATGTTCCATATAAGGATGAGGTGCTTTCCATCTGTTAGCCAATGTCTGCATACGTGATGCGTCGGGCATAAGACCAGCACCTTTAGCTGAACCTACATTGAATAAGTAATCCTGCCTTATTATTTCGTACTTTCTCTCACTAAGTAAATCCTGCATCATCATCTTGAAAGCCATCCTTTCGGCACAATAACTTGTTACTGCCCTAAGATACTTAACATCATCAGGTAAGGTAGGAAGACCAGATTCTATATCTACAGGAAAAGCTTTGTAAGACAGCTCTACACGACCTGTAGTAAAAGCAGTATATATATAGTTACCCTGTGTTTTATATCTATATAGCTCAGGATAATTATCATCGAAAACAACAGTATAAAACTCCTCACCTGTAGCAGGATTAGTATCTGTTGCTACCTCTGTTTCGGTAGACATATATTCATTACTTGACAGGAAGAATAGGTCAGTTACTTCAGTCATCATAGTACCTGTAGTATACTCACGTACACCACTAAGCTGATACAGGTCGTGAGGAAGTAATCCTCTGTTCTCAGCTATAGTAACTACATAATCCTGTACATCCTTTAAAGGGTCTAAAATACCTATTAGACCAACAGCTTTCCATATATATTCAGAAACACTTGTTTTATCTACCGATTGAAAACCATATTCTTCATGTAGTTGTTCAATGATATATTCTATTGGTTGAACTTTACCGCTTATCATTATTCAAAAAAATTAAGGTGGTTTACTTTACTTGCTCTACTTAGTATCTGATCGTTTGTTCTTGTCATATCAATATAATATGCTGTTTGATTAGGTACAGTCGAAGTAAGCTTCTCCCAGTACCATACATACCTATAACCATCTGTATGTTCATTAAGCTCTCTTATAACAGGTTTATTTTTTATTTTTTTTAACTCTTCAGAAGACATACCTGGATAACGTTCTTGCCATAGTTTCTTAGTGGCTTTCCAGTCAATAGATAATCTACGTGTATCTAATTCACCGTTCTCATTGATAGTAGGCTCAACATATTTTTTCTTTATACGAAGATAGCCTAAATTAGCCGGTAACCTAAACTGTAGATTATCCAACACTATCATCTTAGCTATCTCAGTGAATACTTCCTTGTATAAAGCCTTTACTTGCTTTTTAGATAAATAACTCTTATCTTTATATAAAGACTTATAGTATTTGTAAATATCATCAAAGCTATAATCAGCTATTACTCTACTCTTACCTCTTCTGTACGCTAGCATTACTATCCGATTGTAAATTATCTTCACTATCATCTTTCTTATCCTCAGCCTGCATAAGAGTAAGACCAAATTTTTCCTGCACAATTAATGTCTTCAGCTGGTCTATCATTGATTTATTGATAGGATATTCATCATCATATGTCCATGTAGCATCAGCAAACTGTGCTGCCTCAATAGGGTTTTGAAAAACCCCTCTTATATGTACATATGTATTTGTTAGGTGATAACCTGATTTGCTTATCAAGTATAACCTCTCACCCATAGTAAAGGCATATACCATATGAGAGTTGAAGTGTCCATTACCAGATACTAAAGCCTGCTCATAAGGAACAACCTTATAATGCTCTGTAAGCTTATCAGGAGGCCCCACACGTGTAAACGTGCCTGTGCCATCCCTACGCTCTATAGTAGCTGGTATATCAACTGCTGTACGTAGCATATACCTATAATCAGTTATACTTAAATCATTAGCTGATACTTGTTCAAGAGCTACTGTACCTAAGTCCTGTACAATATTATTATCTATACCTGTAAAAGGCTTAGTAAAGGCTTGTTTAAGTAGACGTGCTCTCTGTGACTGAATCCAGTCTATAACTAGCCTTCTATCTACAGGATCGGTTAACTTAAGCTGTGCTCTTCGTAACTCTAATAATTCAAATACTAACTGATTTAATGTTGTTGTCATGTTTTAAAATTTAAAAGATGCATTAAAACCTATACCAGGCTGTACTTTAGTTGTTTCATTGTTATAAAATAGTCCACCTGATACACCATATATTGTTCTCTTCTTTGTTGCTACAGATAGATTGATAGCTGCTAAGTGGCTATTATCGAAGATATACATATACTGTATACCACCATATATTCCTGTAGTAGGTACTTCTACCTCTACTTCCTTAATAACAGGTTTTTCTACCTCTATTGTAGTAACATAATTTTCTTTGTACACCTCAGAGTTCCAACTTCGTATTATATGATCTGTAAACCACTCATCATGTAGAAAAACTGAGAAGTATTCGGTATTTAATGTATCTGATATAACAGTACCATCTTCCATAGGTTTTTCTATATAAGCAGTATCCTGTGGTAGATATATAGTATCTGCAGGCATACTTAAGTAAATAGTATCTCTTATAGTATCTACAACGATAACAGGTGGTTTATTAGCTATAGCTACTAATGAATCATAGAAAGCTGTATTAACAACTGATTCATCATCTTTAATCCACTGAAATCTATTGTATTTACCAAATAAGATTAAGGCAGCTATTAATATAACTGCACCTATAATACTACTTATTGTCTTCGTCATCTTTTTGAAGTTCTCTGATTTGTAATTCTATATATTCTAAAACCCCCTCTAACTTAGATACAAGTTTATTGGCTTCTACGAATTTATTTCTGTACTTTATATATTCATTCTCTAGTTCTTTTAAAGTACTTTGTTCTTCAACTTTCTCTTCTTTTTTAGTAATCTTCTTTTCTGTCATAATTTCTAATTTTTACTGTTATTTAATATTTTTGTTTATCCGTATAGTGGCTCGTTAACCGAGTTATATAGAGTAATAGTATTGTTTTATCCTCATTTTATAAGTAAATTAGATACATTATCATTATAGTGTACCTACATATTGACCCCCAGCTCCTACAAAATATATTTGCTTGTTTTTACTCATAACAGCATAAGTAGGGTTGTTTATTCTACTATCTAATATATCCCATGTATCTCCACTATCCCTAGAAAGATATATATAATTATCCCCCCCAGCTTTACCAGTAACCAAAATATAAGTTCCATCCATTGATACCGATACAGAATTCCAAGCAACATTAATATCTCCAAGAGGCCTTAATTCCTCCCATGTTTCCCCTAAATTTTTAGTAACCCATAACCTATTTCCCTTTTCTCCCATTACTATAACTGACCCATCACTACTCATATCAATATGACTTACACTAAAATGCATTGAAGTACCCCCAGAACTTATTACCCAATTATTTCCCCCATCAATTGATATCCATATATTGCCCATTATCTCTCGTATTATTAAAATAGTACCATCATAATTTATTCCCATTCCCCACCAATTACCATTGGCATCCCCTTTTGGTTGTACTTCATTAAATGATACCCCATTATTAGTTGAAATATATAATCTATGTTCTGATGCAAATATTGTATTCCCATCACCACTAATTTTTGAACCGTACCAATCTTTTGAGATATCTCCAGCTGGTTGAACTTCATTCCAAATATTTCCTGAATCAAGAGATAAATATAATCTTTTATTGGGACTAGTATGGCCAACTATAATTTTGTCACCTAGATATGATATTCCTCCGCAAATATATCCACTTAAAGTTTCCCCAATAGGTTTTACTTCATTCCAACTTTCCCCATAATTATAAGATATCCAAGGAAACCCAAAATCATCAGTCTCTGGAGTCAATAGCATATTTGAACCAGTTTCGTTTATAAGAGTTAATACTGATTGATAAAAATGATTTCCTCCAATTAAGTATACTTCTTCCCAAGATACAGCAGAATTAATTGATAAAAATATCTTATTACTCTGACTTGCCACAATTATATGTGTTCCGTCATCACTCATTGAACAATCATACCAACCATAATTAACATCACCTGCTGGTTGTATTTCATTCCAAGAAGCTCCACTATTTGTAGATATATAAGCACGTCCGCCATTCCTTAATGCTATTATTGTAGTTCCATCTGAACTTATAGATACTCCTGTCCATATAAGATCACCTGCAACTGGAGAAATTTCACTCCAATTCTCTCCGCTATCTATTGAGAGATAGACACCTCCATCATAAATACAAGCAATCATCTTATCACCATCTGGACTTATATCACATGAAAACCAACACCCAGATTCTGTTGCAAGAGGAGTTCTTTCGGTCCAACTACTTCCACTGTTAGAAGAAGTATATAATTTACCAGTACTGGCATTATCTTCACTTAATAAAATATCACTACCAGTATAACTAATAGCTACATATCCCCAAAATTTTGTTGCGTCACCGGCTGGTTGTATTTCAGTCCAATTATCTCCACCATCGGTTGATATATAAGCACGCCCACCATATGCTGCTGCAATTAAAATACTACCATCCCCACTAACCCCGGTACATTTCCATTCACCAGTTCCTCTTCCAGTAATTTTAGACCATGTATCACCACTATTTTTAGATAAATAAAGATAATCATTATTAGCACCTACTAACATAACAGAACCATCATCACTACAAGCGCCACTAAGCCATAATTTATCTTTATCTCCATCTGGTTGGATTTCGTTCCATGAAATACCATAATCAGTTGAAATATTTAATCTGCTACCATAAATACCAACAATCATAGTAGAACCATCTCCTGAAATAGCTGTTCCATTAATAATATAATAATAATTCAAAGGATTTATTATAGCAAATTCAGTCCAATAACGGCTCCAACTGAACTGCTGACTGTTATATAAAAAACTAGGATTAAGTAACATAATTATACTGTTTGATAATCTTGTACTGCATTAATATAAAAATAGTCTCCATCATAGAAGATACTAAATATATCAGTTGAACTAGCTGCTGCTGTAACTGTAAACTCACTACCACTAGGAAACTTACAATCAGTTGAATTAAAAGCCATAGTTCTACTACCTATACTATCTTGATGTACAATTAGCAAATAAGAACCTATAACTGCATTAGAGATGTTAATAGAGGTTACATTACCTGTTAGTGTCAATTCAAAAATACAGTTCTTAGAAGCGTCTATATTAACTGTAGCAGCATAATCTAGCTCAGTAATCTCCTCTACACCGACAGCTTGCTTAACATATAAAACAGTACCATCATCATTCTCATGGAATTTATTATTCATAAACTCCGCAAGAGCATTTGTCCAGTCTTTTAAAACAGCTTTAGAATCTCTTTTATATTTCTTAAGACTAAAGTTGTTATTTACTTTAAACAAATTATTCATCGTTTTTATCTTTATTCAATATTTATTTGTTAGGTCTTTTCCTAAACCATTCTATAATATCATATAAGGCAGCTACCCAAATAAGCAATCCACCTGCTAAGAATAATATAGTGTCTAAAAATAGAAGTACTCCATTATCCTTCAATCCCCATAATCCCAATACTGTTAAAGAAAATATAGGAGCAAGGAGTAACCTAAACCAAAAGTTTTTTAATAATTCTTTCATAATTTTAATTTTTTAATTGTTAACTAGCCTCTTTCAGTTCGTCTACAGTTTTACGTGTATCTGTCAAGACTTTTCTTAATTCTCTAAATTCTTTACCCAGCTTTTTAATACTCATATTAATCTCACAAAGAGCTTTAGTCATTTCATCAAAGCGTTCTTCATTAGCATTATCCCATAGGTCTAATACCCGCTTAATAGCATGTAAGTCACCACTCGTCAATGTCATCTCTTGTTTTGTCTTATCGCTGATAGGTAAATTCTCTAAATCGTACTTATCACTCATTTTTTTGTAATCCTTTTTATATCTATTTGTAAATTCATTGTATCCATTATCTGTCTGAGACTATCTCCCCTAAATTCTCTCGTCCGTTTTTTTTTATATCCCATATCTCTATTATCTCAAGTACCTCCTCTGTGCTTACTGCATGGTCTAACATGAACTGTTTGAGGTTATCATCTGACTTTAAAAGGTAATCAGCCTTAGTATTCACCCTATCTACTTTCGTATCCACAACCCTTACCTGACGAGAGAGTGAGCCTATGGAGTCCATCACAAGGTCAAAGTTCTGCTGAAGTTCTCTGAACTCCTGTGACTGCATCTCCATATCCTCATTGGCCTCATGTCTACCTATTATCCAGTTGTTGTAAACAGCTATCCCTCCTGCCACGCTGACAACAGTACCAGCTATCACCGTTGCTGTCTTAGCCCATGTTGTCATCTTTTTAAACCACTTCCACATATATTATAAAAGGTTTTGTATTATTATCATTGTTCCTGCAAATATACACATTATTCTACCAAAGAGCATAGCCCAGCAAGGAGGGTTAAATAGCATAACAAACTTATCCCATAAAGATGTTGTTCCTATAAGGCATATTGGTAGTTTTCTTGTTATGTTGTATGTGACATCAAATAAACCCACTCTTAGTAGTATATAAGAGGCTATGAGCCACTCAAAGCCCTCTGTGTAGTATAAGGGTACTAAGAGCAGAGATAATACGCTGAGGGCTCTTAAAACATGCCCTACGGTCTTTCTATTACTATCATTCAAAGCATCTCCTGATGCTCCGAGTAATATGTTTAGTATGTAAAGAATTAGTATCATTTGATTATTGTTTTATCGTCAATGGGTTTAATATCTATTGGCTTGACATCAATAGGTACTTTCTGTACTTCCAATTCTTTGACTGTTTCTTCATCAAGAGCATCTTTTGTAAGAGGCACTTTGTCTGTCTTGAGTATATTGACAAGCAGTTCTTTTGTGTCTGCCTCTTTAATCTCCGTGTTGGGAGGAAAGAATGTTCTTGACCAGAAGTTCTGCTTTTCAAGTGTACCCCTCCAAACGTCATCAGGCTTTTTGTAGAAGAAGTATTTTCCTCCACTTACCTTTACTGCATCTTTTATTTCGTCTGCCATAATATTATCCGCTTAATGTTACTTGTTTAATTGAAATATTGTCTATGTAAACGCCTCCGTTGTTTGTTGCACTTAACTCTCTTGCATTTATATATCTAAAATTAGCACTATATGTAAAATATACTGTGGATTCTTTATATGTTGTATCACCAGCATATAATACATCTGAATACCATCCGCTTGGACTTGTACCAGATAAACCCATTTGCACCCTCCAGCCTCCACCTGTACCAATATGTCTATAATTTATAATAACCCTATAAATATTTCCTTCTGTGTATAATGATTCTAAATCAACTTTAATATTTGCCTCATTGGTGGGCGTCGTATTACTTTCCACTTTAAGAGCATAACTCCCTGCTTGAACATTCACAGATTCAACCGACAATACAGCGTTATTAGCAGCCGTCCACCCCGTTGTGGCATTATACTCACCCGTAATCTTCTGAGCCGATATTGCCTCAGCCACGTAAGCCACAGGAATAATAAAGCTGTCTAAGTCCTCACCCTCTTCGGGCAGTACGTAATGAGTGCCTGTGTAATTGGTTGAGCCTGCTATCTCTTTGGTGACGGTGAGCTTGTGGCATGAAAAGTTATCTATGTCGCCTATGAAGTCTGCGTCTGCTCTTATGTATATTCTACGAGTTGCACTTGGATCATCTTCTTTCATAACAAAAGTATAAGTACCGTTTGCGTTAATACTGGTAGAAATATAAGTTAATGAACTTGTATATATTCTTTCTATACTACCAGCACTATAATTAGAAACTGTAAACTTTACAATAGCTGCTTCTCCTGCGACTATTCCTGTGATCTGTTGTAAATAACTACCACTTGCCTGACTCCCATCACAACTCACAACATTACTCAAAGCCCCAGCACCATCAACCCCGGGATGCCATCCAATTCCCTCAGTCCATTCTGTTAAACTACAACTCTGTGCACAGTTGCCCCCTGTGGTTTCGGCTGAACCATACCCTGAAGTGTCGAGTGACGAACCGCCAGCATCAAGCTCAAACGTATCACCTGAGTTATTAGTCAGCTTCCAGTACTCGCCATTCAATTCAGTCATCTCCGATAGTCCTGAAAAATATATTACATCACCATCTGCATAGCCATGATCTGCATCAAAAGTAACCACTCCGGGATTGGCTTTTGTTATGCCTGCCACTCCTTTAGCTGCTGCTTTGGTAATATCTGCAAAACCTCCATCAGTAACAAGGTCATCGCCTAAGACTTCTATTTCTTTGACTGAGACGTTGTCGATGGTGATGTCGCAAGAATCACCACTTGCAGACCTTATGTAAAATCTGTCAGCGGATGACCTAAATACCACAGATGTAGTTCCTGTCCCCGTTATAGTAGTATCAAGGGGGAACAATCCGCCACCAGTATTATACACCCATAGTTCACCACTCGTTACATCTGTGACATCAATGGAAATAATATAATATTTACCAACGTTTAATACTATTTGAGACATATATAAATTTCCACCATCACTAACAATTCTACATTTTCCACTATCTTCTGTAAAGTAATTACCAGCATCTTCTCCAGTAATACTCCACCCATCAGGGTCATCCCCCGTCCAAGCCGAAAAATCACCATTGGTAACCTCTTCACTCCCCAAAGGCAACATCTTCGTTATATCCTGCCCCTGTGTGACCTGTGTGCCTCCATCAATAGTAGCCGCATAATCTGCAAAAGCTGTAATGTCTTCCGTTGCATTGTCATTGGCTGCATTAAGACTTGTGTAAAGCTCATCACCCAGCACATCATTAAGAGTTATGGTGTTGCCGTTTGCCAGTAAGGTGTTAAGGTCATCATTGCTATCTGCTGTGCGGTGGGCGTTTGTGCCGTCTACTCGTATTGTGCAGTTGGTGCAGGTCTTGAGTGATGCTATGGCGTTGTCTACTTCTTGGGCTGTCCAGTTGTTGCTAAGAAAATTAATAGCAATACCTGAAACCGCCCATGCAGGTGTGTTATTAAATGAAACGTCTGTGGAATAACAATTTATACGGTCATTAATAGATGTTAAAGAATTCCACCCAGACACATCACCATAAACATCAGTTCCCGTAAGAAATAAAATCTCTAAAGATGTTAAAGCATTCCACCCAGACACATCACCATAAACATCAGTTCCTCCACAATTTATGTATGTTAAAGACGTTAATACAGACCATAATGACATATCTCCTGAAACACTTGTCACTCCACAATTAATATAAGTTAAATTAACCAACTTACTCCAACTTGATACATCACCACTTACAAAAGCCTGACTGCCTATGTCAATATAAGTTATATCCGTATCATCACCACTTACCCAAAACTTATACTCTCCTGCTGAAGAATATGAACTGGTCTTGGTGATTAACGTGCTGTCTTGACCAACCACTTCTTCACTTGTGCCATCGCCCCAATAGATTTTTATTGTCTTGGTTGAGGGGAGTTTAAATTTGAAGTCGAACTGTGTGGCTGTGTAGTCAATGGTTAGGGCTATGTTGGCTGATAAAAAGCCGCCTTTTTTCTTCCTATTAAGTGGCAGTGGCCCCACGTTAGGGCTATGTCTTAGTCTATGTAACATATATTAATCTTTTACGTCTTTTATTTTCTTCCTAATAACATTATATATAGCCGAAGCAAGACCTAATCCTAATAGCCATGCAACAGTTAAATCTCCTACCTTGGCTACAACAGGTGGTACCATCTGTATAGCATCTATTGTTATATCATTAGATATAACTAATATTAGTAATGATATGTCTACTAATAGTATAACAGCAAGCTCAGGCCAGTTATCTCTTAACCAGAATATAGGACTAAAACTTACATCTTTCTTTCTCCTGTTCGCATACCTATTTAAAAAGTAAATCAGTATACCTAATATGTTCATTAATATTTTCATTTCTTTATGTATATTTTGCCTTTAATAAATGTTACATTCCCGTCACCGCCTATTATAACTCCTCCTTTGCGTGTTGTAAAACTTACATTGTCACCATAAGAGGTATCTGCTTCATTGGTAGCATAAGCCCTAACGTAATATGTTGTTCCCTCGTCAAGCCCTGTAATGGTAGAGGTAAAGCTCCCTGTGCCAGCACCTTCTTCTGTCTTATCATCTGCTGTTGTGGGGTCTGTTGACGTAGACCAGCATACGCCTTTTTGACTTACCGTTCCACCACCATCATCATTATTATTACCTATTACAATACAGCCCGTAGTGCTTATGTTGTATGCTTGTCCTGTTGAAACTGATGGTGCTACCGCAGGGTCTTGTGCTGAATATTCAAATGCTCCTAAGTCTGGCTCATCACCACTAAAGTCAGTTGAATCAATTATTATACTTGCCACTATTGTATCAGTCCCTGCATCAATAGCATATGATGTTGATGCTAACTTCAAGAAGTCCAATTCGGGTAACGAGCCGTCAGATTGCCTTGCGCCCGTTAACCCCGTACTGTCAACTGATATAAAATCAGCATCCGTTATTGTAACCGCCCCTAAATCCCAATCATTATACTCATGTGTATATAGCCCCCCTGAA